TTACGACGCCAGCCGATCCCCCGTCTCAAACGCCTCTCGCCCATCCAAGCTGTTGTGCATCCACATGTCCGGCTCTTCCGCATTCTCGACCGGCCTGCGCCAGCACTTGCTTGTGTAGTCGTGCGGGCGGTAGTCATCCATCGGCGTGATGTGGATACCGTCGTCGGTGGAGGCGACAAGCCAGGCCATGGTGTGGTGTTGGGGTGTCGGCCTGGCTGGGCGAACCACTTGGCCATCCCGGCGCACCGGGGCGGGCCTTGCCGACGTGATCAGAACTTGACGATCCGCTCGTCCAAGATGCCGGAGTAGGCAGCCATGGCATGTGACTGGCGGGCCAGGCGCTCTTGTTCGTCGGGCTGGAGTTTTGCGAACAGCGGGTTGTCCAAAATGAAGGCGTCCAGCTTGGACAGGCGCTCGTCCAGTTCGGCCTTTTCGGCAACCACGCGCTGTTGGTGAGGGGGCAGCCCTGAGCCCAGCACCGGTTTGTAAGTGCGCTCGAAGACATCCGCCGGGGACCAACTGATGTACCCAGCGTGGCGCGAGTCGTTAGCCTTGCCGCCGTCCTGATACTCCACCAGATAGCCACCATCGGCGGGGTTCTCGCTCGCGGGGTTTTCCCAGCCGCGATACGCGTTGTATTCGCCGCGGGTCATGGGCGTGGCGTTCAGGCGCTTTGTGCCTTCGTAGAGCTTTGCGATCATGGTCTTCTCAGTGTGTTGACCCGGCAACCGGCCGGGACGGGTTGAAAGATGCTGGCAATCGGGGGAGAATCCGAGCCATGAATCCGCAATGGGAAACCTTCTGGAAGCAAGACTTGGAACGCCGCGCAGAGGAATCGCGGGCTCCAATGGAGCGAAACCGTTTCCTCATGGATGTGTACCAGGCAAAAGTGGACGCATACATCGCAATTGCTGAGCGAGCGGGATTCAACAAGGACCACCCGCTTGTGCAAGAAATGGCAAGGCAATTGCCGGACATGCCTGCAATGAAGCCCCCGGAATTTGACGTTGCGACAATCGACATTCCTTCGTTCGACATTCAGCCTCCTTCTATACCGGTGTTGGACATTCCTGATATCCAGTTACAGAAGCCGTGACCATCAAGGCGCCATCAGCGCCCGGTCTGCATCAATCTGTCCGCGCAGCAGCACTACCTCTGCGTCGCGCCTGGCAAGAGCTTCTCGGTGTTCTGCAACCACTCCTGCCCCCTCGACAATGTGGCGGTCGAAGGCTTCAAGTCGATCTGCGAGATCGCGGCGGGCAGCATCGTCGGCTTGGGCTTGCGCGCGATAAGTGGCGGCTCGGCGGTCTGCGTCGAGGCGCAGCCGCTCAACGCGAGCAAGATCAGCGCGAGCAATGGCATCGCGCACAGGTTGCGAAGTGGTGAAGGCATCGGAGTTCTCCTGGGTGGCGGTGGCGTGGGTAGATTCCTTGCCTGCCGTTTTCGTCTCGTCGGCGCGCGCGGCTTCGGAGCGCTTGAGGCTGGCTTCTGCGTGCTTGGCATGTATGCCAGCGATCTGCGCGTCGTAGCGCCACGCCTGCACCTTCCAGCCACCAGCAAACGCAATGGCGCCAGCGGCAAGGGCTGTGGCGACGTAGGTGTAGAGGCCGGGGATCACCGCCACGCCCTCCACCAGAACCACCACATGGCTATCAGGATGGGATTCATCAGATGCTCCCTTTCTGCCGCTGGATGCCAGCCTTCACGCCCAGGCTGAAAAAGTGCTTCGCCAAGCCTTCCAGCTGGCGCTCAGACCACGGTGTGCAACCAACTTCGGCGCACTCCTTGGCGTCGTCGGCAGAGACTTCTAGGCCCTTGGTGGTGGCGCAGCCGGTGAGCAATGCGGCGGCGGACAGGATCAGTGCAATGGTCTTCATGCTGACTCCCATGGTTTGGTTTTCCCTTCGGCGCGGACGATGGCCGCGGCCTCTTGTCTGGACTTCCCGGCCGCAATCAATTCCTTGATGCGCGCCGCTGTCCACGCCACCTCTGCTTCGGTTAGGCCGGACCACGCGGCCATAGCCTTGACGCCGTTGAAGGTGTTGGAGCCCGGGTTGCGGAACTGCTCAAACATCACAAGTCCTTGCCGCACTTCGCGGTTTCATCAGCCCGGCGATTTGCCAAGCCCTGAACGAACGTGAAAACCTTTTTGCCGGTGGCTGGGTCGATGCGGCTGGTGAAGCTCCAAACCAGCGTGCCGTCGTCGCCCCGGCTGATGCGCTGGCACCCGCGCTCCCACTCGCCACGGTTCCATGCAGCCATAGCACCGCTGCCGCAGGTTGCGCTGGCGCCCAGGTTCCATGCGTGGCTGCTTGCCATGTCAAGAACGCTTGGCGGCGGCAGGCGTTTGAAGCAGGCGAGCACGGCACGCTGCACACGCTCCAAGGCGTTGGCCTCTTCTACAATGCACTTTTCTTCGGTCCAGCGCTCGCCCACAACGATGGGGGTCCGGGTGACGTGGCGCGTGATGCCGTTGCAGACGGTTGGGATGTTCCCGGCCAGCTTGTCCGGGTAGACGGTGAGAACGCGGGCTTTGCCGCTTTCCCACTTGGTGAGGTGATCAACCAGCATGGGTGAAAGCAGCGTGACAAACCCGCCAAGGGCTGCCACCCAGATCACCTTGGGCTGGATCTTGGTGGTCATTCGTCTGCCCCAAGCTCGCCCAGGTCGGTATTGCTGGATATCGGCCTGCCCGTGGCCCGCATCATCTCCATGCGCAGCTGGCTTTCCTGCTCCTTCAACTGGTAGTAGCGTGCCGTCCGTTTGAACGCCTCGCGCTTGTAGTACCAAGTGATCAGCAGGCCGATGATTGCCACCGCCGCGCCTATGTAGGCCGCAATGTCGGTGGATGAGAGCTTGCCGAAAACAGCCATCGATCCGCCAAAGATCGTGGCTTTGTTCCCGGCCGCGCCAATGGCTTCGAGGGTTTCTGTCTTCATGAGCCCGGATGATCCGGGCCATGAAACATGCGGTCGAACCCTACTGGGGGGCGTTGTTTCGCGACGTGTAGCGCGGACCGTTTGGCGGGTGGTACTCGCTCGGGTAGTTCTTGCGCTCGAACTCCTTGGTGTAGGCGTTCTTACAATGGTCTGGCCCCTGCCAAAAGAACAGCAGGTTGATGGGCTTCATGGTCAGCCTGCCCAGAATCTTTCCGTCGCGCCACGCGCGGTAGCTGCGCGCTGACAGCGTTTCGTCGGCGTAGGAAATTGTCCCGTCGAGCGGAGGAATCAGCGCGTTGACTAATTGGTCGATCGCCAGGAACACCTGCTCAAAGTACGCTCGCATCAAACTGAATACCCGCTTCATTGGCTTCCTCCTCGATGGACACGGGCCAGCCCGTGGAAAAGTCGTAGTCCTGCGGCGCTGCGCTGGCCTCCATGGTCATGCGGTGCACTTCGGCTGCGGTGAAGATGGCTGTATCGCTGGCGGCGGTGCTCTGCACGATGCCGACGGCCAGGGCCGGTGTCATGGTCACAAAGACAGGAGGCGGCGTGAACGTGAGCGTTTTCCACTGCAGCCCAGCCGGGATGCTCTGTCCGAGCAGCACCAACCCGAGCTGCTGCGTGCGGCTTTTCTGATCGCTGTGGAACCAGTGCGCGCCTACCTTCACCCCCATAGACGCGCGGCGGTCGCGCTCGGCTTTGATGCGCTCCCACACTGCAGCGCGGCGCTGTTCGATTGGTGGCAGTTCGGCTGGCACCGGCACCCCGCCCGCATCGCGCCACTGCAAGTAACCAAGGAAATCAGGGTTCGAGTTGGGGTTCTCGGGCGTGTCGTAAGTGGAAATCCTGACCCCGTCCGAGCGCCGGACATAGCCTTCGTTCGTTAGTTGATACGTGTATGTCATACGTACTGCCCGCCGTTGGTTTTTGTCCCTGCAGCATTGCCTGGCAAGAATGTGTCCCCAGCGGCAGTTCCGATAACTCCGTTCGAGTCTGCTGAGTACCTGACCCCGGTAGCCGATCCAGAGTACGACGCCCCGTATGCGAGCAACACGCCCGCGCGCCCGACAACAGCAAACGCGCTTGAGAAATTCGGAGTGCCAGTGATGGTTACGGCAAAGTTGCTCAGGCGGCAAAGTCCGGTGTCATATGCGCCTGCATGCACCGCCGCGCCCCCGGAGATCGTGTACGCCCCCATGGCCCGCACTAGCTGCCCCTGTGATGCCTGTATATGTGCACCAGCACAGGGGCCGAAATCGTTGTTGCCAAAGAAGACAATGCCGCCGCCGCCAGCGCCCGATATGCAGTTGCCGCTGGTCGTGGTTGACAGCTTCATGTACTGCAACTGGTACGCGCCTGAGAAGCCAGAGTCGCCAAAATAGAAGCAATGCCCGCCGGCGACCGTCACGGTCATCGTCGTTGTGTCGTCGGCAGCGCCGCGGATGATGTGCTTGCCCGCACCGACCAAAGTCTTGAGGGTCGCGCCGGCAGTGAATGCGCCTGTACACCGCGTGGTCACGTCGTAGATGCCAAGATCCAACGCAGCAACTGTGTCGATGGCCTTTTGAATGGTCAGGAATGCACTACCACTGGTGTTCGCCAGCCCGGTGTTGCTGTCGCTGCCATCCGTGCGCACGTAGTACGTTCGAGCTGCAGTGAGCTTTTCTCGGAATAGGCTTCTCAGCCAAGCCTTGAACTGCGAATAGGTCCACTTCACAAGTCCAAAAGACGCAGCACTGTCCAAGTAGCCCAGCTCGTCGGCGTCGTCCGGCGTGGTCTTGCTGGAGGCCGCATGAATCTCGGCCGCGATGTCTGCGGCGCCACCCGTGGCCCCGGTTGCTCCAGTAGCACCCGTCGCACCCGTGGGCCCAGTCGCCCCGGTGGCGCCTGTAGAGCCCGTAGGGCCGGTGCCGCCTGTGGCTCCCGTTGCACCCGTCGCACCCGTGGGCCCAGTCGCCCCGGTGGCGCCTGTAGAGCCCGTAGGGCCGGTGCCGCCTGTGGCTCCCGTTGCACCCGTCGCACCGGTAGGCCCAGTGGGTCCCACCAAAGATGCCAGCCATGCGGCCTCATCACCCACGAAGCCCTCTGCCACTGCGACTTCATAAGCGCTACTTCCCGTTGCACCGGTTGGGCCAGTTCCACCGGTCCCGCCGGTTGCGCCTGTCGCCCCCGTGGGGCCAGTGGGTCCCGTGCCACCAGTAGCACCAGTGCCACCGGTAACCCCTGTTGGCCCAGTACCGCCAGTGGCCCCAGTCGCACCAGTCGGACCATCCAGGCCAGTAGCTCCCGTTGCTCCAGTCGGCCCGGTGCCACCCGTTGCGCCGGTGGGGCCGTCCAAACCCGTCGCCCCTGTGGAACCCGTTGGACCACTAGCCCCGGCATTGCCAGTCGCACCTGTGGCCCCGGTAGAGCCTGTCGCGCCAGTTGCTCCAGTAGGACCAGTAGGACCAGTTGCCCCCGCCACCCCGGTGGCGCCCGCAGCGCCAGTTGTTCCTGTGGCGCCGGTTGCTCCCGTCGCTCCAGTGGCACCAGTTGGCCCCGTGGGGCCGATTGGCCCCGTACCCGAACCACCGCCGCCAGTTGCCCGAGACACGATGAACGTCTTCCCGGCGCCCTGCGGTGTCGCTGTCCAGCTGCCATCCTTCTCGCGGTAGACAACGACAGACGAAAGGCGCTCTGCCACCGGGGTATCTGGTGGCGGGATGACAACCGTTTTCATGGGATCGGTGTCCCTTGGGTCAGGTTGAAAGTCACAAGGTATTGCGGCTCAACGGTGCCATCCGCCCGCGTCACGTAGACATAGGCCTTGCAGGTTTTCCATGCAGGCAGCGTGTCGCCGTATGCAAAAGCCGCCGTCTGTGCTGGCGACAGCCGAAAGCGAATCCAAGCCTCATCAAGAATCAGTGTCCCGTCAGCCGTGGACAGGGTGAAGATCTCGTCGTCTTCTGGCGCGCCAATTTCGGGAACCATTACAGCCACCGCAGAGCAGCCCGTGTAATCCTCCAGCACGCGGTCAGCATCCGGGGCTGGCAGCCCGGTGCACTTCTTCAACCACTGCCCGCAGTCCCACACCACTTCATACGGGTAGAACGCGCGCTCGAAGTCTTCGATCAGGGACGCGCCCTGGTGAATTTCGATAGTGAGCGTGGACGGGGTAACAGTCATGCCCCGCAGTGTTCCGACTGCAGGGCATGGGCGCCAACCCTACTGGGGGGCGATTAAACGGTCTGCGAAATCTGCAATGAAGAGCTGCCGCTGATCTGCGCCGATGCAGATACTGCCGTCCAGGCGCTGGCCACTTGCTGCGACATGGCGGCCAGGGCCACCTTGTTGGCATCGAGTCGCGCATCGCCTGCGTGCATCACGGCCTCGGCGTTCTGCTTGGCGGCTTGGAATGTGATGTTCATCCCGGCTTCGTACTCCTTGATCTTGGATTCCCAGAGACGAGTGAACATGCCAGCCTTCGACTCCAGGGCAGCAGATGCCACGCGGTAGCCGTCCATCATGATGTTGGACTGGCGGGCTGCAGCATCTACCTTCGCGGTTTGCGCCGCTACCTGCGCTTTCCAGCCATCCCACTCCAGGCCCTTGGCGGAAATAAGCGCTTGGAACTTCGCCACCTCGGCCCGCGCCTTCTCGGCCTGTGCGCCCACCTTGGAGCCATAGGCGCGCGTCAGGGCGCCGAATGCCTCGGCCTTGGTGCCCTCTGCGCTGATAGTGGCCTTGTACAAATCGGCCTTGGCAGTCTCGGCGTTGACGGTGGCCACGAAGGCACGCACCTGCTCGGCACCGGCTTGGATGCGCGTGCGCTCCAGTTCCACCAGGGTCTGGGCTGCACTCACCCGGGCCTTGTAGATTTCCACCGCAGCCATGCGGCCTTCGATCTCGGCCTTGTAGCGGTCCACCAGCGACTTGTTGATGTCGGCCTTTGTTTGCTCGGCCGACAACAGCGCCTTGAACACCTCCACCTTATTGAGCTCGGCCTTGATGACGGTGTCATAGGCGTTGGCATAGGCCTGGTAGCCCGCCAGCAAGGCTTTGTAGTGCTCCACGGCGGCGTTGTGCACGTCGATGGCGTTTTGCGCCACGGCCTTCGCGGCGTCGATGGCCAGCACCTCCATCTTGTAGGCGTCCTCCAGCAGCGTGCCTTCCAAGCGCAGTGCAAGGTCAGTTGCCTGCTGCATGTTGGCCTGGGCGAGTTCGGCTTGCTTGATGGCGATGTCGCGTGACAGGCCGGACAGCTTTTCGTGATATTCGCGGCGGGCGTCGGCAAGTTGCCCGGCAAGTGCGCCCGATGGCAAGGGGAATCCCATAGCCTCCGCTGCGCGCATTACCTCTTGCTCGCGGGCCAGCGCCACCTTGGTTTCGCGGTCCAGCGCCCGGCCAAAGATCGCGGCCTCGTCGGCAGCGGTGAGCCCGGTCCCGCCTTGGATGCGCTCGTTCAGCCGGGCCTTGAGGTTGTCCAGAAGCTGCGAGGCATACCGCGCGTTCGGCGTGAACGAGAGCGGGGCGGGCTGCAGAATCGACAGCTCGGGGATGTCGTCCAGCTTGGCTAGCCGGTCCTCGTGCAGGTTGATCCCGCCGAAGGTGTGTGTCTGCAGCGGCAGAAACGTCGGCAGGTCGGGCAGCACCACTTCGGGGGCGTCCGGCACCGCCACTTCGCGGACCTCTGGCAACGCGGGCGCCTGGCCAATGTTCAGCGTCGGGGCCACGCCGAAGTTCAGCTCGGGCATCTCCAGGGTCATGTCATCAATGGCGACACTGCCCAGCGATTCCGTGAACGGCGTGGGCTTGCCGGTGGGCTCCACGAACTCCACCGATGGGAGCGTAGGGGTCGTGGGAAGCTCTGGCAGTGTTGGCGCGGCGATGGATTGCCATTGCACGCTTACCGTGGGCGGCTGGTAGAAGTTGTCCGTCAGCTTGGCAACGAACTCATCCACGCGCCCCAAGGCTTCTTCGGCCAGCTCAATGGAGCGCTCGTATTTGTCCTCGACGATGGATGCCGGGCCGTCAAAGTTGAAATTGTCAATCGTGGCCATTTCAGACCCTCCTTGTCTTCGATGCGAGGTTGAGGATTTCCACGCGGTCCAGTGAGAACGCCTGTCCGGCCGGATTGCTCAGGCTGAACCCCAGGTAGTTCTCCCGGATGCCCCTGCCCACCTGGCACCGGGTTTGGCCGCTCGGGCGCAGCGGGAACGAATAGGCCCACGAATGCCGGGCTCCATGCACCGTGAAGCGCAGGCATCCGCTACCCACGGCCGACACATAGACCATGTCGATGGCTTGTTTGAGCGTGGTTTCGCGCAGCGTGGACGGCAAGCGGATGTCGGCCACGATCAGTGCGCCGTCGTCGGTTTCGCCGCCGAACTCGAACAGCCCAGCCGACGAACCTGCGTGTGTGGGGGTGATGCTCTGGAATGCGTGCCCCGTGTATTCGGTCACGGCTCCAAGAAGGGTGTTGCAGACAATGGCGGTCAAAATGGCACTCCTTTTTCGTTGTCCACGTTGAAAGCCGGGAACACGTTTTGCACGGGCCGGATGCCGGTTCCGTCGATCAGATAGGCCTTGTCCAACACCGAAGAACCGTCAACGGTCAGTGTGGCGCGCAGGTAGGCGCCGCCCGTCACCGGGGTTTTGACGTACTCCACGGTCGGAACCCGGGTCACGATCCTTGGAGCAAGGCCGCGCACGCCGGAAACGTTGAAGTCACCAGAGCGGTTCTCACCATCCAGCAAGAAGGTGTCGGCCAGCAGAAATTCGGGTATCGCGGCGGATTCCTGAATCGTCCAGCCCGGGAAGCCCTGCGAGGTCAGCAGGTCGCCGTTTGGGTCTGCGTAGGGCGAAATCCCCGTGGCAGGCAGCAGGCTGGCGAGGTTGAAATTGCCTGAGTTGAAAGGCACGTCCAGCCGGATCTCGACGGACTTGCACTTGATGACCAGTTTTGGCGTGGGAGCTGTAGGAAGCCCGCCGCCGCCCGAGTTGGTGTAGGTCGAACTGGTGTCGGGTTCACTTTCCCAGGCAAAGAACTGGCTGAAACTCCGCGTGGCCTGGAATGTGCACTCCAAGTAGCACAGCAGATCAAGGGCCGGGTCGTACACCAGCAGTTCCCGTTGCTCCCGTTGGACGGTGTACTGAAACGCCTTGGAGTCCTGGCCGTATCGTTGCGCGGGCTCCCCGATGACGTTGTTCAGGTAGTGCTCTTCGGTGTCCACCGTCCCGATTTCCACGTAGTCATACTTGACCAGGTAGAACCGCGAGCCATCGTTCAGCGTGAGATATTCATCAATGTGCAGGCTGCTGGATGGCGACTGGTTGGACAGCAGGTGCACCTCCTTGGCCTCGGTCAATTGACCAGGCTCATGGGGGCCGGTGTGGGTGGATTCGAAGTCGAAATACCCATCCAGGTAGCTGTAACTGACGCTGCCCGTGCACTCCGATTCGTGCGAAGTCACCTTGGCGCGCGGCAGCAGCACCATCTCACCGGCCACGAAATGCGGCTGGCAGTCGTAGGTCTTTTCAATGCGGGTGAACCGCCCGCTGATGGGGCCAGCAATGGCCTCACTGCCCCTGTGCGCTGGGTCGTCGCCCTCGGTGTCTGTGTACTCGTTGGTGATGACGCGCGAAGGCCCGCTCTTGTAGTCAACGTGGACCCCCACATCGTCGCTGGTGACAATGGCCGACTGCGCGCCATCCCACGTGCCGGAATAAAGCCCTTCGGCGCTGATGTCGTCCTGGGGCACGGTGTGCACCACGGTCGGGCCGACAAACGAATCTCCGTCGCGATCGAACACCACGGCCGTCTGGTCGATGTTCTTGAAGCTCATTCGAACCACCGTGTTCGGCACGGTGATCGCGCCATTGACGGTGCTTCGGCTTGCGGTGGCGCGGTCGATGCGCTTTACCCGGAACAGAAAGCCAGCATCGGCCTCCGTGTATTTGTTGCTGCTGACGTACTTGCGAAACAGCACCTGGGCGCCATCCTTGCGGATGTAGGGGCCTGAAATGGAAACATCTGGATCGCCTGGGGACTGCGCGATCATCTCCACGGCAGAGTCGTAATCGAGGGAAACGGTCGGCACCGAGCCCAGCGGCGCGCCAAAGTCCTTGAACAAGGACTCCACATCCACGGCGAACGAATAGACGATGCTCCATGCCTGGCTGCCACCCACGCCGTAAACCAGCGAGATGAACTTGTCGCGCGCGGCATTGACCCCGATAGGCCAGATGTAGTTGGCGTAGTTGTGCCCGTACCGCGCCACTATCTCGGCACTGCGGTACATGTAGCGCATCGGTGCCGGAATGATCGACGACGGCGCCACGATGGCCTGCGTGTTGTACGGGGCTAGGGACTGGTTGGCGAATGCGTTGAAATAGCCAGTCAAGGTGGGGACGCTGGTGACGTCCCGAATCACCCACTGCTTCAAGGCTACGTCCACCGTCCCATCGTTGACCAAGACGATGTTGTGGTCCCGGAACAGGATGCCGCTGAAAACGCCAGTGCCAGGGGCCACGCCGCCCGCCGTCCAGAGTTCCATGATGCTCTGGTTGCCGACGACGAAGATCCTGAACCGCGAGCCATCAGGCAGTGCTCCAATGCCCGTGGGGTTAGGGGCCGCTGACAGGCGCGCGCTCGCCGTGAAGTTCTGAAACGCCGTCTGCGCCATCGCCACCTGCGCGGCCGTGGCCATGGCGCCATACACGCGCAAGGTCGGCGGCGCCACTGCGCCGACTGGTTGCCCCGTGGGGGTAAAAAACAGCGGGTTCCAGATGGTCATTGCGGCACCGCGACGTATTGGGGGATGCCGTTCAGGACGCGGAACGTGGAGCACACCTCCGTGGCCGTGGTCTTGTACCGATTACCGGTGAGGCTCGATGTCTGCCCGCCGTTGAACCCGGCCACGATCTTGCCACCAGCAATGCACAGCATGGCGTTGCCCACCCCGGTGCCGTCGCCCAGCTTGATCTGATCGCCTGGCGCGGCCACGCCGGAACCCAGCACCACGGGGCCGCGCTTGGTCGGCACATAGGCCAGCTGGTCGAAGGTGTCGCCACCGAGCCAGATCAAGTCGTCTTCTGTGCCCACGTAGATCCCGCCGTCCATAGGTTGGATGGCCGTGATGTCGGCAGGCATGGGCCGGAAGTCGCGCCACTCCGCGAGGTGCGGTGCCATGGGGCGGGAAGCCCACAAGACACGGCCTTGCGCCACCAGCAGCCGCCCGCGCCAAAATGCGCTGATGGTGCCAACCGGCATGGGCACCGTGCCGATGGTGCGGCAGGGCAGGATCAGGTCAGTCGATGGGCCGGTGTACTGGAATTCGTCGTTGGCCGTGCTGCCTGCCAGGTAGGCACCCTCCCCGTTCGGGCCGCTGAGATAGACCTGCAGCGTGTGGCCGTCCAGCATGGGCAGGCCGGACAGGTAGATGCCGCCAGAGTCAATCTGCAGCGCATCAGCACTGGCGGCCGGGCTCTCGGCGCCATCGCTGCGCCGAAACGTCAGGTGGTAGGTGTAGGCCCCGGGGAACATGCTTCCCCCAATCGCCCGCGCAACGCCAAGCGATGCAGGCACAGGCACTGACCACGCCCTGCCGGTGAGGCCGTCCGTGATGCCGTTGATCAAACCATTGCTGAACGTTGTGCGGCCGTCCGGTAGGTCGGTGTACCAGACGCGGGACATGCCCAGCGATTCATAGATGATGTGGCGGTCGCCGTTCGGGTGGATGGCCGTCAGATCGCTTTCGACTGTGGCCAGCTTGTAGCCAGCCGACTGGTGCACGTTCTTGTGGCAGTCGGTGTCGGTCTTGGCATAGCCGCCCCGGCGCAGTATCTCGCCCGTCAACCCAATGTCAACGTCGTTTGCCGCAACCAGGTCGGAGCCCTTGAGCCGATGGGCTGGCACCTGATTGTTGATGCCGGTGAAGCCTTCGAAAGTCAGCATTTCGTCCCCCGCAGGAGCTTGGGCGTCCCGGCGCGAAAATGCGACTTGCCCCAGGGGTGGATGGTCATGTTGGAGATGCGCGGCGTGCCTGCGGTGAACACAGCGGCTCCGGGGGGCGATATCACGTATCCGCCAGCGATAACTTTGGGTAGCCCAGCGCGCAACAGCGACTGTCCCTGCGGCTGAACAGTCACGTTCATCTTGGGGGTGCCCGCGCGGAACACCGAGACGCCAGCGGCGCCCAGGCCCACCCCAATGGTGGGCGTCCCGGTAGACAGCAGAGAAGTCCCTGTCACTCCCAACGTGGTGTGCAATGTCGGCGTGCCAGCGGAGAACACCGACGCGCCACTCACTTGGATGGATGCCGATGCAGCCATCGTCGGCGTTCCAGCGGTGAACACCTTCACCCCGGGGGGCGCAATAAACCCCATCCCGCCCACGATGGGGTTGTACCCAATGGTTGGATAGCCCGCCTGGAACAATGAGGCGCCAGCGACTTGCACCGTCCGGTGGGAGTACGGCAGCAGCGTGGGAGCGCCTGCGGAAAACACACTGGCGCCGCTGGGCAGGATGGTCTCGGGATAGCCGAGCTGAACGACCGGTGTGCCAGCCTTGAAGGCCGCAAGCCCGCTGACGCCGATAACCTGGTTGGGGCCGCGAATGACAGATGGCGAGCCAGCCGTGAAGACCTTGACGCCCGGGACCTGCAGGAACTGGTCAGGATCTAACCCAAAACCAGCCTCATACCCAACCGGCGGGGTGTACACGAAGGCGGTATCACCGAAATTGGCTGTCGCGCTCCCAGCGTAGCCGAAGGCCGCGTGCATCAGCGCCCCGGTCCTACCGGCAAAACTGGCGATCAACAGGCCGCTAAGTGCGTCACCATCGAGCAGAAGTTGAACAGTCTCGGCATCAACGTCCAGCAAAACGCTGATGACCGTGACACCCGTGTACCCGGAAAGCGTCGCAAGACTCGACCCGCTGTTGTACAGAATGCCAGCGCTGACATCAAACGCCCAGGACTCAGCGTCGCTGCCGGGCCAGCTCCCTGTGCTGTAGGCCTCGGTTCCAATTCCCACCATCTGCCCGACGTTGTTGGGTACGGTGATTTCCCAGTAAAACTTCCCTGACGTGGCGCCAAAGACCGAGCGGACACCGCCCGCCGTGGACGCGGCTGTCAGGTCAGAACCGCTGAGGGTGACCGTCGCGTCTTTGTCGGCAGGGTTCCACGTGGTTGGGACCAGGTCGGCCATTGCGGCCCCTTACACCAGCGAGAAAATCTTGTTCGCGCCGTTGTCCCACTGAGCGGTGATGTCGCCGCCGTTGGTGGACATGGTTAGGCCTGTGGCAGTGTCAATGAGGTAGAGCAGCGACGATGTGCCAGCCACGCCGGTATCGACGTAGAGCACCACAAACTTGGCGTTCGCACCTGGGTCTACCAGCGTGAAAACCGCATCGGCAGCATCAAACACACCGCCAGTGATGGACTTGGAGGTCAGGGTTACTGCGGTGTCGAGCACGGTCGCCGACACATCCGACAGGAACTCGTGCGCGGCGCTGTAGGTGTACGCATCCGACAGCAGAGCTGCCTTGATGGTGTCCGTGGAGAGGTTGACGGCGCCAAGGATCTTCTGGGCGCCAAGAGGATAAAGCTTATTGGCCATTCGGGAACTCCTGCGAGGTGAATGCCTTGCAGTGTTCCGACGATGGGTGTATTGGGCGAACCCTACTGGGGGGCGTCGGTCTATGCAGAGCTGAGTGAGATGAAAGTCGCTGTCAGCGCGGATTCGGCTGAGCTAGGGCTTCAATAGCTTCCACCCTTTTCATCATCGGGGCGATCAAGAGACTATTGATCAAATCCCAGCCCGGCGGGTCCGATGACTCTGGCGCAGGACTTTCACTCACGTGCGGAACGGTCTTGAGTGCTTCGCTAACCGCTGCAAGCGCCTCGGTGACAGAGCAACTAAACCATTCGCCTTTCATCCGGTGGCTGGCAAGTGTTTGATGGGCTTTCGCCTCAATTTTGGTAGCTTGAGTGAACGGCCCAAACGATTGAATCAAAGTAAGGGCGTGCCCTCCAGTGGCTTCGAGCGTTGCCTTGCGTTTCTCAACATCTTTGGCAACGCCAATCTTGACAAGTTGAGCTTCCGATTCAATTACATAGAGGAATTTCATAACTCAACCCTCCACCTTGGGCTCTTCTGCATGGCAGAACAGGCACGAACGACCGCTGACGTACATCAAGCCAGCCCAAGCAGCGCCGTGTGCGTACACGTGCCCAATCTTTCCGCACTGGCTTTGCAGTTCTTCACGCTGGGCGTCAAGCTCCGCTTTGGCAGCTTGGTAGATGGCGTTGTATTGAGGGGTCAGGCACGCAATGGCGTCCACGATTTCTTGATGGGTTTTTGCGGGCGCGCTCATGGTTGCACCTCCACGCCCAGCAGGCGCTTGAGATCCGCCACAGGCCAGGCCAACCGGCCGCCAATGTTCAGCGGCTTGATCGGCCCCTTGTTCTTGCAGGCCCAGAGCCGCAACGTGTACTGCGTGCGGCCGAGGTGGTGGGCCGCTTCTGCGGTGCCCAGGTTGAGGCGCGTTTCCTGCGCCAGAGGGACGATGGCTTTTTCCATGTGCATCACCTACTGGTGTTGTTGAACATGGAGCCCCATTGTTTGCATCCGCTGAAAATCAGCGAACCCTACTGGGGGTGTTTTGCGCTATTGCCTTTTGCTGGGCGGTGCTACATTTCGTTTCAGGAGGAAATATGGCCCGAATGAACCACTGTTTTGCAGCGTTGGCACTGGCCATCGCGTGCGTCCCTGCCATGGCCCAGAACGACTGGCAATCGCGCAAGGATCGAGAGAATGCGGCCACTTCTGCCGCGAGCATCACGCGCAATGGCGGTCGGTGGGACGCGAAAGCTGAGGCAGAGCGGCGGGCAGAAGCCCAACGACGCGCCGCAGCGCAGCCTCTGACCGGCTTCACGCACTGTGATCAAGGGTTTTGCTACGGCAACAACGGCCAGGTGTACTCGCGCAGCGGGAACGACGTGCTTGTGTCGCCTGATGGGAAGACCTGCCATCGGTCTGGGTCGGCTTGGTACTGTCAATAGCCTTAGAAACTGCAAAGCCCGCCGAAGCGGGATTTGTACTTCAGGCGGCGACCTTTTTAGACTTTCGCTGACGTTTTGGCTTTTCCAACAGCAGAGCCTTGAAGGCGACGAACGCTGGGTCATTCAATGGGACTTGCAGCGCCTCCGACTCAGCTTTCACAGCCAAAACTACGGCCCACATAGCGCTCCCGAGGCGGGCAATCTCTTCGGCGCGCTCAGGTGTGAACAGGTGCATGTGGTCCGTGAATGTGGCCGCCTGCGCTTGCATGTACACCTGCATCGACTCGCAAACTTGCGGCAGAGCCAGCTTTGCTGTATCTTTCATATCGATTCCTACTCTTGCGTGAGGGGGTTTCACCTTGAAGGCCTGTCGAGTTCCAGTCGACGGGCCTTCGCCTTTTGTGGGGCTGATCCCACTGAAGAACCACCTGTTGCCAAGTGGCTCCCCGCTGTTTACAGCCCATGTCCTGCCGCATCCAACCTCGCCTGGCCGCGCCAGAACGCGCTCGCGCCGCAGATGCTGATCGCATCAGGTTGCTCCCTCTTGCGAAGAAGCAGCCTGCTGTTGACAGCCCATGCCTGACCGCACCCTTCCTAATCGCGCCATGGCAGAACAAGTCGAGTCATGCCAAGCCGATCCATGGACGCTGTAAGCGTCCCACAGCAGACTTCTGAAAATCTGCTGGGAGCTGTTTACAGCCCTTACCTCGCCATAACGCATCTCGCCTCATCAGACCGCTGCGAATCGCGCCGCGCCTGAGCCGACCTAGCCGCGCCTTGGCCCACCATGATGCTGAACGCATCCCCAAGCACCGCACGCGATGCTTGAGGCTGTTGTCAGCCCAAACCAGAACTTGCCTCACCTCGCCGGACCATTGCTAACCTTGCCATGCCAGAATCGGCCCTGCCATGATGCTTTCGCATCCACAAGCCCTCACCCGGAAGGCTTGCAGCTGCGTCACTTCAACACCTTGCGGGTCATCCCTCGCAGTTGTGACACCTTCGCCACGGCGTCCGAGTTCTCCCGGCGTTGCTCGTCGCTCAGTTCGTGCAGCCGCACGTGGCGCAGCCGCTGGCCCACGGCGCGGAAAGCCTTGCCCGCATCCCGCTCAAACTCCTTGGTAGCCAGGCCTGTCTGCTCGCCCGGTGTGGCCCAGCGGTAGCCAGACCCCCGCACTGGCTGCAGGTATATCTGGTGCTTGGTCAGCAGCTCGTGCTTGAACTGCTCTACGTTGGACATCAGATCTAACTGGCGGCGCTTGAACTGTGTTTCTGTCAATCGATGGCCTTCCAGCGAGGTCATTCCGAAGTGCTCCAACAACCACCCGTGAGAAACGAGGTCGCCGTATTTGTGTTCGGCCATGAAGTCCACTACCGCCTGTTTCCAGCGCGGGAACAGCGAAATTGCGTCGTCAGACATATCTCACCTCAAAGCGGCCAAAGCGTGGGCGGTACTCGCAGGTTCCGATAAGAGCACCACCGTCTTCAATGGCCTTGCGTGCTTCCTGCATGTCCAGCACTTCGGTGTTGATGGTTACCGACAGTTCGGCGGCCCAGTTAAGGAAGATGGGGCGGTAGCGCATCAATTTCGCGGCGCCGACCTTCACGCCACGGCAGTCCACGAAGGCTGGGTTCTCCCACAGCGCATCAGGGGTGTCTGGGCCGTCGTGCAGCAACTTGACTTTGTTCTCCAGCACCAGGGCGCCGCGCTTCCAGCGCACCCCGTTTTTCTGCAGCTTCGCGCCGCCCAGAAACGTCGCGTCAAGGTTTTGGCCTGGAACAAAAAAGCCGTCTGCGGCGCTCCAGTAGCAGCCCGCCACGAACTCGCTACGCGCGATAGCCAGATGGTCGTCATCCGTCTTTTTGCGCTTGGAGGTCAGTTCCTTGTGCGCCTTGGTCACTGCTGCCAGTGGGTTGGCGAGGGTGTCAGCATGCATCATCAAAGGGCTGGTGCCGGTGATCTTGATCTTGAGCTGTTCCATGGTGTTCTTTCTTGCGTGAGAGTTTTCAAAGTGCTCGACAGGAGTTCCAGTCTTGGCGGGCGTTCAGGGGCGGACGTTCATCAGTTGAGCAACGCTGTGCGCGGCGTGATCACAAGAATCGGCGCAGGCTTGGTTGCCGCGCTGGCTCTTCACCTCGATCCGCTTCTTGGCTACCAGCTCGCTCATGGCCGTCATGATCAGTTGGTCGGAGTTCATGACATTGCGCAGGTTGGTTGTCTTTGGCAGGCCGCGCGCTGCGCAAACTTCGCTCTTCTTGCCGCCCAAGATGTTCTTGTAGATTGCATTGGTGCAATCTGCGAATCCCTTCCCGGCGACACCATGGGCAGCCAGGGTGCTAGTGAGCTGATTGCGGGCTACGGTCCCTTGAACTCGTCGGGCGAGCCATTCGGCGTCTTTGGGCGCTGCCTTGTCTGCGATCTCGGCCGCGAGGGTCACATCGCCCGACTTGTATCGCGCAAAGACCTCGTTGACTTCCATGTGGAGCACATCGCTGAGGTATTTCGCGTAAGCCAGTGCTATTTGCCAGTGCGCATAAGTGCCGCCGGACTTTCCCCGTGACGTGGCGTAAATATGTCGCTCCGACATATTCAACTGCGCGCCCACGAAACCAATGAAGTGCCGCCCGTCCCTGCGCGCCCAATTGGATGGGTCCTGCTTTCCTTGCACAAGATTTGCCGCCTTGCCTGCTTTGAACATGTCGGTCAGGCTGACCAAGCCATCATCGTTCGTCTTGACGGGCTTCCCGCAAACTTGGAGCGCCTTCATGCAGGTACTCCTTCCGGCTGCAGCGTCTTGGCGCGAGCTTCTTCCAAAACTTTGTTGATCACCCAGTTAGCTGAGCGCTCCTGCCCAGCAGCTTGGCTATGCACCCACTCGTGGAGTTCTGGCTTAAGTCGTACCTGCACAGGCTTGGGTAGATAGTTCACATGTTTCGTGTTCATTTACATCCTTTCGTATGGCATTGAGCCATGACGCAACTTTAATGGCTTTGAGCCATGTTGTGTTGGGAAATTATGGCTCTGAGCCATTGTTTTTTTCTATGGCTCGACGCCATATGATGTGGCCATGGCTGAAGACAGAACTCCCCAAGACGCTGACAAGTACATCGTTCGTTTCCCGGAGGGGATGCGTGAACGTCTGAAGAACTTGGCAAAGGCCAACAATCGCACGCTGAACGCAGAAATCATTGCGCGTCTTCAAGCCAGCTTCACCGAGCCCGCTCAAGGCGTTGATCGTGATGTTGCGATTGCGTCAAGCACAGCAGAGGCCATGCTGAAGGCTCTAGACCGGGCGAACGAGCACGGCAAGTTGCTTCTGAAAAAGGTGGAGGCCATTGAGGCGCGGCTGATTCAGCCGGAGGGCACGAGTTTGTTCAAGGCTGGCACGCCGACAGTGCAGCAGAGCGGCGGCGTAGAAGGTCTGACTCGCCGCAAGTAGGCCGTCCTGATACATTTCAGGCATGAGCGAAGAGTTCAAAGACACAGAGCCAAGCCTGAGCGCCGATCTGCAGTTCCAGCAACAATGGGACATGGCCGACGCGAAGCTCGGCGTTGCCGAACAACTCGCATGGCCGCTGGCAATGGGCTGGGGTCTTGCTGTCGGTCTTATGACGCACCACTGGCTCCCGGGCCTGCTCGTTTTTGGCTGCGCCTACTATTTCGTACGACGGCCCTACGCCAAAGAGTCTGGCCGCTTCGACAAGATTCATCGCGAGAAGACATTCGGCCCAGACCCGAAGTAGCACCTATGACCTTTCTCGGCTTCAAACTCGGCAAGTTGATCCTGTTTGCGCTCTTGGCTGGTGCATGGGGTTTGTACTGCGGTCTTACCGGTCGCGACCTGAAAGGGCGACGGGTGCCGCCAGCGCAAGACCATCCAGATTCGCCAGACGATCAGCAGCGCTGAAACCAAGGCGCGGGCCGCTATCCTGCGCCGCCTGCGCCAATCCACGCTGAACCGGACCAGAAAGTGCTGCAGCACGCGCAAGAGGACGCGCTACCAACCCAGTAGCGGCCACCGGGCTAAATCCTGTTGCTGCCCCCATTGTTCCAGCTGCCGCCCAGTCCAGGGGCGACAGTTGAGGCAGCGAGCCCATCCGCTCCACCGGCTGCGCGGCTTTTGGGAAAGCCGTTGCCAAGTCTGCAGATGCTTTGAGACCTCCGGTCAGAACACCCTTCTTCGCGAGTTTCGCAAGAGTCTGTGCGTCTATGCTTCCGGTGGTCGGGTTCAGTGCCCGCTCCACGCTGTAAGTCTTCGCGATCAGCGTGCGCGCATTGCGCAGGCCCTGCAACAGATCCGCTTGACCAAGGCTTGATGCGTAGGACTCCAGTCCAGATTCCAGGCGCTTGCTGAGCCCTTCCGCCGTCTTCGCTTTCGTCAGGTCTTCGGGACTGGCAGACCGGTTGTAAGCCCTGAACCATGCCTGCGCATCGTTTCGCGCCTGTTTCAGATCTTCCACCATCTGGGCCGGGTTGATCTCCGGGCTGGCGGGCTTGTTAAACATCGGCTGCGCACGTTCGGCTGGCTTGACGGGCAGAGATGCAACCGCTTTGTATGCCTGACCCGCGTTGTCCCGAATTTCCTTGAGCACTTGCGGGGGAATCGTGGCATCTGCTGGGAGTCCAATTTCCTTGGCTGCCAGCTGGTTCGTCCAGTCTGGTTGCGCATGCTGGCGTTTTGGGCCACTGCCGCCTTCCCCGCCAATCCCTCCATCAGCCTGTTTTTCAGAGTAGGCTTGGCAAGCGTCGGCGGAATGACAAACCCGCTGCCCGCTGCTTCTTCCGCAGCTTTGCGGATGCCGGGAGCAACTTCTGGGCCGCGAACAGCCTTGCCGACACTCTGCATACCAGCAGCGCCCCCCCTCACAACACCCGGCAGTGCAGCCCCAATTGCCGCGCCTTTCAATGCCTGGTCAGGGTCAACCAGCCCTGCGGTAACTCCACCAGCAATGGCCCCGCCAGCGGCGCGAGTAGCCAAACCAGCCCCTTGCGCGCTGAGCCCTCCAGATGCAATGGCATCGCCCAAAGGAATAGCAGCCTTTGGCAATACACCCGCCGCACCTGCTGCCTTCACACCAGCACCCAGCGCGCCACCCACGGGGAGCGTTGCGGCGATCTGGCCCCCTACCCTGCCCAAACTGGCGGCGGTATTGTCCTTGTAGGTTGCGTCGAACTCAGCACGCCCGGTTTTGTTGATCTCCGCGACGCGCTGACCCTCACTGGTTCCGGCGATCTTGTCAAAGCCACTGGACAAAAGCGCGGCGCCTGTGTCAACAACGTCACGAGCACCGCGCAGTACGCCAGCGCCGAAGCTTTGGACGGTCCCGGGTTTAGCGGCTGGCGGCGAGTCGTCTAGGAACTCATACCGGCCACCAGCGCCCCCGCTTGGTTGCTGCGCAGCTGGCTCGTCGATGAATTCGTATCTGCTCATCATGCGCCCTTCCACTGTGTGCCATCCCATGTCAGGACCTGGCCTGTCTGGTTATCGCGAATGCGGCGGCCAGGTGAAATGCCTTGTGTGGGAAGCTCGTTCATAGCCTGCGGCTTGGGGCCTTGCGCGGCGCCAGGCTGGGCCGTCTTGGCTTGCACAGCATCAACCATCGCAGCACCACCAGCACCAGCACGCAGCCGGGCAGACTCGACCATGGTTCCAAGACGTTGCTGCTTTTCCGCAACCGTTTTGTCATCATCTCCTGGCTGCGGGAAATACGACCGACGCAGGCCCTGAAGTTGCTCTCGTGTGTAAGCCGCACCCGTGTTCAAAGTCAGAGCCCCATCCAAAGCATCAAGCTCAGCCGCTTCTACCCGCTGCCGATCTTCTGGCCGCATGAAGTTGGCCACACCCTCTGGCAAAGTGTTCAGCAACGCAGTACCAACACCTGGGCGTGTAGCGCCGGGGTTCTTGGCTCCGATCTCATTAATCAGCTTGAGCGCATTGTCCATGCGCAGTGCATAGCCAGCCGACTTACCCTGGTCTTCGGTCAATGGCTTTTGACCAGCCGCATTTGCCTTGACCTTTGCTGCATCCAGCGTAGCCTGGTTGGTCAATCCGGTTCGCGTGTTGTCTCCTTGCTCCTTCAACAGTGTCCGCACAAAGTCGTTCTGCCGATTTGCGGCGCCTTCTGCGGTAGTTGCCGCCACCTGCAGCCCCGCGCGCTGGGTGTCACCCTGCTCCCGCATGGCGGCCTGGGCCAATCCAGGCGCGCTGGCTTGAAGCGCTTGGTCAGTACCCAGCATGGCGCGGTAGGTCAGCGATTCGGGAGATTCGCCCTTGTTGCGGTCGAACCGGCCGCCATTCGCGGTGATGCTGCTGGCGCTCACCAGGGCATTGCGCAGGTCGTTGCGCTTTTGCCAGCTGTTCTCACTGGTCAGCACGGTAGGCGCCTGCACTGGAGCCGGGGCGTTTGGCATCTGGGCCAAGGCATCCGCCGCCCCACGGCGCGCAAGCCCATCGGCAGCGCCCATGCTCTGCGTGCTGACCTGCCCGCCGTTGGGATTCAATGGCAATGTGCCCATGGCCTGCACTGCTGGAGCGGGGGCCGACATGGATGCAGCGCGCGTCAGGGCGCCAGCGGGCTGCGCAGGTGCGGGTGCTGGCGCGGCCTGTGGCGCATCCCAGCTGCCCGTGACACCTCCGGCGCCCCCACCACCGCCAGAACCGCCACCGCCGCCATTCCAGCCAGGAGGTGCACTCGACGGGATCTGCATCAGGCGCTTCTGCAGGTCGTCTTCGACCATCCCGCCGTCCGCATACCGGCGCGGTTGATAGCCATAGGCCGCACGGCTCTGGAACGTGGATTGCGGCATGGAGACGCGCGAATCGACTGGGGGCGGTGCGGGTGGCGTGGGCTCAGGTGGCTGTGCGGGAGGCTTGATAGGCGTCTTGCTCCACTCGGGCCGGTTGGTGATGGACGCCGCCGACACTTCGTCGTTGCGCTGCTTGTTGCGGTCCAGCCAGCCCATGGCCGCCGCTGGTTGCGGTGCTGGAGTGGGTGCGGTTGGTGCCGCTGCCGGAGCAGGAGGTGCAGCAAGCGCGGCTGCAGCATTCTGTGGAGCAGGCGCCGCCGCGTTCTGCTGTTTTGCCACGCGGTCCCACTCAGGGTTGATCATGCTGACCACCGTGTTTGGTGGGCGTGTCGGTGCTGGTTGCGCGACGGGCTGCGATGGCACAACGCTGACCGTTCCGTTTCCAGGCTGATAGCCGGAATCCACCTGGGTCACACCAGGATCGCGCGTCACCGCTGCGGCATCGCCAAAGCTGTTGGGGCGGTTCGGGTCCACTATGCCGCCGTCTGCGTACATCTGGGGCATCTGCGCCATGCGGTCGGCTGGGTTGAAGCCACGGGCGCCGTCATCGTCGTCCACCTCGGCGTCGGTCTGCCCGCCGTCTTCGCCGTTCACGGGCGTGTGCGTGGCGTCCTTCATGAGCTTGAGCACAGCCTCGCCAATGGCCATGACCTGCTCTGGAGGGAGCTTCATCTCGCCATCGCTCAGGCGGACAGGCACAGTGCCCATCTTCTCCAGCGCGCTCGGGCCGATTGCGGCCGTGGAGTCGGCGGGCATGATGTACGTGCCCGGCTCGGCTTCGTCTGGGATGCTGTCGCTTGTTCCTGTGCCAGGGCCGCGCACCATGCCGCCACGGGCTAGCATCTGCGGCTGTTGCTTGAAACCCATGGCTTCCATTTTCGGGATCATGGCCATCAACTGGGCTGCGCGTGGGTCGGATACAGGGGCTGGCGCTGGTGCCTGGGCTTGCTGCGGGAATCCCATAGCAGCCATATTGGGGACCAGCTCGCGCAACTGGCTCAGACCACGTGCGCCAAACGCAGCAGGCCCAGCATCGGCACTTTTCATGCGCGCAACCAGGCCGCCGTCTGCATATTGTTCAGGGGTTTGCGCGAGACGGCGCGCTGCCGGTGGCTGGTAGCCGTACATCGGGGAGCCTTTCGAGGTGTCTTGCCGCCAAGTCTCCCGATTGGGATGGGTTCTGGCGAACCCTACTGGGGGCGTCAGGCGATGGGGCCGGGAGCATGCGTGTCGCGGTCGCGCATCCACTGCTCATTGCGGGCGCCGTGCTTTTCGCCAAATTCAGCAACGAACTTGCGCAGGGCAGTCGCGGCTTTGGTTGGGTCGCCAAGGTCAGCATCCTGTCGGCTGTACGCGCGGTACAGCATCCATTCCACCAGGGCGGGATGGGCTTCCTGGCGAATCTCTGGCCGGTCATTGTCATTGGCCATGCGCTTGAGCGGCAGGCGCAAAACGTGCAGCTTAATCTGCCCGGCCTCACTAGGAATGGGCCACAGATGCAGTCGGCCAGCGGTGACACCGGTCACCACCCGCGTCGGCTGCTTTGCGCTGGATGCCTGTGCGGTCCAGTTTGGCATGAACGCAGCCATCTCGTCGGCGCCCACCACGTCAACCTGTTGCCCGTTTACGAATGCCTGCAGAACGGTCCAGACCCGATAATCCAGCGCCACCGATTCGGCGTCCTGCGCATATGCCACCGTGCACAGGGGCGATGCTGCATCGCGCAGCAGTTGCCCACGGCGGCAGGCTTCGTCCTGGCCTTCGTTGGCGTAGATGGTCAACAGTTCGTCGGAGCAGAAATAGGGCTCTGCTGTGTCCTGCGCCTGCGCCCGGTACAGCGTGATCAACTCCGACAGCGTCATATCAACGGCCCGCCAGGATGGAGCGCAGCCAGGCGGCGCCGCGTGGGTTGTCGTCGCGGTTCACTTGGAATGGGTAGCGCAGGCTGTGCCGGTTGTGCAAGGTGTTCATGCGCTCGCCAAGACGGTCATCGACGGTTTGGTCGTAGCCGGTTTCTTTGGCGCGGGCCAGGCGTTCGACGTACTTGCGCTTGACCACCATGGGGGTATCGCGTTTGAACATCTGCGTGATGCCGTTGACCGACACGGGAACATACACGGCCTCATGATCCTTGCCGCCCGACAGCACGGTGACCATCACGGGCTCATTCATGAACGCCTCAAGATCAACGCCCTCCATCGTCACCGGGGCATCAATAAGCTCGGCACTGAAATTGGGCACTACGCCAAACTCCATGCTGTCCGTGCGGCCCAGGTATTCGTCGGTCGCATCCACTGCGGGTTTTCTGCTCATGCAAGTTCTCCAAAATTGGCGCCCCAGCCGAAGCCAGGGCGCTGGGGTTTAGCCTTGGGCTTCGTAGTAGCAGGTCTTGGATGCCAAGATCGCGGCCAGCGTGGCGTTCTGCAGCACGCGGAAGCCCTTGTCGTCCACGGTGACGCCGCCGTTCGTGGTTTCCAGCGTGCGGGTTCCGTCAGCAATGGTCTTGAGGCTGGTGTTGTCGGCCATGCCTTCAAACCACTCCACTTCCACGCGGTCGGTCAGGTTGACCCAGCGCACGCAACGCGGCTTGAAGCCGGTCAGGACACGGGTGTACTCGGTGGCGGTGATCGCGGTGGCGTCATAGACCACCTTGCCGCGAGCAATTGCTGGCGAGTCTTGTTTGTCGGAGTTGGTGCGGGTTTGGCCCGCAGAGTTGTCGGCCATGATGGGCTCCTTAAGCGGTGGTGTTCAGGGTCACGGCCGTGGCGGTCGTGTCGGTGGCGATGGTCGCGTTCGCGTTGTAGTCCGTGCGCAGCTGGTTGAACTGCGTTGCCAGGGCTGTCAAATCGGCGTGGACAGACGAAAACAAGGCCAGAAGCTCGCGCGATTCGGCGGGGCTCAGCGGGGCAGCGTTGATGCGCTGCGCAATCGATGTGGTCATGTAGTTCTCCCGTAGTTCGGAGAGGGCCGAAGCCCTCCCCTATTCATCAGGCAAGGCTGGAAACACCAACCTCAGCCACAGCCATCCAACCTTCGTTGAGCAGCACACAGCTCATATAGAACTTGGCGCCTACGTAGCCGCGTTGGCCCAGCGGATCGCTCTTGTCCTTCACACCCGGCTGGATGTAGGTTGGGTCAATGGCATCCAGACCACGCAGAGCGACATGGCCCCATGCATCCTCGCCAGCCACGATGAACGGGTACACGTCCACGTTGGAGCCACCAGTGGAGTACAGCCCCGTCGAGCCAACGGCCGCACCGGCATTGGCGTAAGGAGCCAGCTCAGGAGACAGGATGAAGCGATAGTTCTCGCATGATCCAATTTCGTAAGGGCTGGCCACCTTGCGCGAGCCGTATTCGGCAACGTGCTTGAACCCTGGCAGGTCACGGATATCCGATTCAGCATCGGTATGCGCAAACACCATGTACGCAGCTTCCACCGATTGCGTGGAGATCTTGTCGCTGGGCTCCAGAATGCCGGTGATGCGCTTGGCATGGTTCGCCTGCAGGTTGCGGCTGATGCGGCGCAGGATCGGCAGCGTGATCTTTGCGTTCACGCTGACACGGGTCGAGCCGCCACCGCCGTAATACACGTTGGTGCCAGCCTTCACCGTGCCCCAGCGAATCATTTCGCGCACCAGGGCGATGCGTTCGCCGCACTGCTTTTTCATTTCCTCGGGGACGTCGTCCTCGTAGGTGTCGGCAGTCTGGTCGGTCAGCTCATACAGACAGCCATACTGCTTGAGCGTAACGGTGATGTCGTAGGGCGTCAGGCTGTCGGCAGTCGGCGTCACGCCTTCCTGCAGCTCATGCGCGGCGGCGTCCACAACGGGGCGGTTGCGCGTGTCCCAGTTCGTGTTCGCGGCACCATAGGGCAGGTACATACGGTGGGAAATCGTCTTGCTCTGGTTCTTCGGCATCATGCGCTGCTGGCCCGTGATACCCAGTACCTCAGCAGGCATTGCGTGCTTGAGGATGTCGCCCTTGAGCTTGCCGATGCGAGCTGCTGGGCTGGTGCTGGTAAATGCTGACATGGTCTTCTCCCGGCCTACGACTTGAGCGCGGCCCTAAATGCGTCCAATTCGGTCGGCGCGCTTTGCGGGAGAGGTGCGTTTCCGCTTGGGGTCAACGCCCGTTGCAGCCGTTGCTGTCCCTTCGCCACCTTGTCGGAGGCGGCGGCGCGAGCGCTGGCCCATTGGTCGTATTGCCCCAACACAGCAGACAGTTCATCGGCGGTTTGCGCCGTGTGGAACACTTGCTGTGCCTGTTCTCCTTGCGATCCCAGCCACAGGTTGAAGTCCTGCGTGCTGATCTTTTCGCGCCAACCCTTGTGCATGCGGTCCATCACAACCAGCTCAATATCCAGCGGATCGAGCCCGGCCTGCGCTGGCTGTGCATCCGCATGGGCGGTTTGCTGCACATCAGCCGGTGGGGCGGTCTGCGGTTGTTGAGGCGTGACGCCCAACGCTCGGACGTACTGAGCGACTTCTGGATAGTCGGCTTCGAATTGCTTGATCTCGGCGGGCAACTCCGGCACTTGGGCCGGTGCTGCCTGGGCGGCTTGCTGGAGCTTGCGATTCAGCTCCCCAATGTGCCCATGCGCCTTGTCGATCTGGCGTTTCAAAGTTCCAACTTCAGCAGCGCTCTCAAACAGGCGCCGGAGTTCGCTTCGCTTGAGGCCGTCCAGCAATACCGGGTCGTCATCCTCCGCTGCAGGCGTGGCCTTTTCAGGCTGGCCTTGTGCGGCATCTGAGACTTCGGCTTGCGCTACAGCTCCTTGCTCGGCAGCACCATCCACCGCTTGGGTTTCCTGGCTTTCCACGGCCGTCGCGTTGTCTGCGACAGTGGTGGTCGGCTCAATCACCTGGGTGTCATTGATGCTGCTTTGGAAAGCGGCCAGCTCCTGCTGTTGTTCGTCCATGCGTCATGCACTCCTAAATGCTTGTGCTGAGGCCGGGGTCAGTAACCGCCAGCGTCAACGGTTGGAGCCGGGGCCGGTTTAGCCAGCGCCAGCAGTTCTTTCCAAGCCGCAATGCGCCCCCTGAGTTCAGCGGTTCGCAAAGCGTCCATAGAAGGGGTGTCGTTCTTCGCTCGCAACGTGTCGATCTGCTCTTGAGCTGTTCGCTCGATAGCGCGCCACGTTGGTGAGGTGAGGTCGATGCCTTTCATGCGCTGCAGTGTTCCGATGGCCGACGATCTGCGCGAACCCTACTGGGGGGTCGCGTCACTGGAGGCCATCAGCCTCGGGTGTTTCGATGCCGTCTTGGAACCCAAGCGCAGGGCTTGTGGGAGTGAGTGGGTCGGTGCTGGAAGGCACGGAAACGGGTTCCGGCTGGGTCATTGCGGCCTCTGCCAGCTGGGGAACAATCGTGCCGCCGTTTTGGTCCTCGACCCCGACAGACTGCGCCAATTCGTCGGCCAGTGGCGCCACGCCAGGATTGGTTGCGAGCACCTGGGCGGTCTGCACTCCGCTGTAAAGCGTCTTCATATCCGTCCCGGATCGGTCCGACTCGACCTTGCGCGTCTGGGCCTCTAGCAGCTTGGCTTTTGCGATAGCGACAGGATCGGGCGGCAGTTGCGCGCGCTGCGCCTTCTGTTGTTCGTCCAGCTGGAAGTTCTTGGGGTCCAGGCGCTGGCCCTTGCATAGTTCGGCCGCCAGTTTGGCGGGGTCCAGCTCATAGACAGGGTCTTTCGCCACCTGCAGCAGCGACATCAGGAATTGCTGCTGTGCGTCACGCTCAACCAGCGCCGACGACGCCCGGACGTCGATCTCGAAGTCACCCTTGATGCTTTCGTCGTCGCTGTAGCTCATCATCCAGTCGAAGTAACGCTGGATGTGCGGGCGGGTCAGGTAGTCATCAAAGCGCTTGGCAAGACGGCGCAGAACGCTGGTGGCGTTGTTGTTCTGCATCTGCATCCCGCCTAGCGTGTTCGGGGCGTCGCCCCGGATGCCCTGCAGCATGGCGGGCATCCCGGTGGTGTCCTCGGCCATCTTCAAGCAGAAGTTGATGATGTTCATCAGCTCGGTCTGCACGCTGGGGACCACGAACGCGGAGAAAGCGGCGCGGACGTCTTGCACGTCAGCTTCTGAATTGGCCCGCCACACCTTGCCAGGGCTGATCGAATGCCGCCCATCTTCTGGTGTGATGCCGTTGCCAATGACGATCTGAGGGGCTGCAGACAGTCCGGAGTTGTCCATCATGGCGCGCGTTGACCCGTTGAGCATGCGCTGCACGGTGCGGATCTGGCGGCTGATTCCCATACCCCACGGCATACCGGGGCGGCGCTGCCAGGCCAGGATGTCATAGGGGAATTCGCCGTTCTCGACCGGGCTCTGGGTGGCTTTCACCAGCCGGTCGTTGATCAGAACCGCCATGGTCGGCACGCGGTCTTCGTCGCCTTCGTCCAGTTCCACGCCCACGGTGCGAAGCTGGTCGCCCGCGCAGTGGCCGTAGAAGATCCACATTTCATACTCGTCGTCACTGGCGCGGTACACCGCCTCGGTGCCTTGTCGCGTGCGCGCCGGGCCTTCCCGCAGTGCCGCCAGCAACTCGTTGCGGTCATAGCTCGGGTCTGACAGCATCATCTTGATCTGACGCTTGCCGATGTACTCGCGCTCCCACGTGTGGCTGCCGTTGTGCAGGTTCTCGCCACAGGCAGCGTCAGGGAAGAAGTTCCACGGGTCAATGCGCTTGGAGCCGGGCTGGATGCTGTCCACCCGAACTACTGCGGTCATCTGCGTGACTGGGTCGCGCCGAACCATCCGCTGGGTGCGCTGGATGGGGAATGGCCCCTTGAGCACACCGGAGCCGATGCGCGCGGCGTCCTCGATCACCTGGCGAACCTCGCCGTGCCAGTTGCTTTCGACAAGCGGATCTTCGATAGCCTGCTGCATCTTCGTGGCGGCCTGCTTTGCCTGCGCCTGGTTGGCCTCGATCTGGGCCTGCGCTTCTGCTGGGTCCGCCATGCCCATCGATGTAGCAAGCTGCGTCAGCTGCGAAGGGCTCAGTTTTGGCAGTGGTGTCGGCTTGATCTCCCAGGCCCTGTCATCAGTAGGCAGCAGCATGTCCGCCACCCGCGCGCTGGCGGCGTCGGTGTATGGCCGGGTGATGTTCAAGAACACCACAGAGCGCGATGGCCCGCTGACGCTTGGCGACTGCCCGGTGATCGCAGCCTTGCGCCCGCGAAACAGCTGATTGGCGTTCTGGTACGCCCGGTTGGCGTCGTCGATGCTTTGGTAGTGCTCCTCGTCTTCGGTCCACTCTTCCTCGATGCCGGAGCTGGCGCGGCCGGAAATCGCCTCACTCCGTTTGGACAGAAGCGTCTGCACGAAGATCGCGCGCATGTCTTTGGGGTCTTCGCCGGGCTGCTCGCCCCCGTGTTGTACGTTGGCTTGCATATCAGTATCCAATCTCTCTATCCAAGGGAGCCCAGCCGCCACCAACTGGCGCAAGTGGCTTTTGCTGCTGCGAACGCAACATGTGCTCTGCCGCTTGCGACAGGTAACGGAAACAGTCGGCGCCGTGGCTGAATTCATCGTGGAGCGGCCCCATCGCCTCACCTGTGCTTGTGTGGATTGCGCGTTGGTATCTCTTAAGGCATTCCAACAGTCGGGCAGTCTTGGCGCTATCGAAATAGCAGCGGGGGAACATCATCCGTGCGGACTTGATCCCCTCCTCTACGTCCAAAGCCGACAGACACACGACGCGCGAGCGCCCCAGCTCTTTCAACACCATTTCGGCGTTTTTCCCGGTCTGGGCGTTCTTCGTCTTCCCATCGTGTGGCAGGTAATCCGTGCCCCACCGATACGGACGCTTTTCAAGCTGGGTCACATACCAGTCGTAGGTCCGGTGGCTGTCTTCGATGTAGTCGATGACGCGCACATCCTGCGGCCCGACTTGCACCATCGCGATGGTCATGGAGTCGTTCCACCCCAAATCCCAGACGGTGTGAACCGGGATGCGCGGGTCATAAGGCACCCGGCCAGCTCGGTTATCCGCGTACAGGTGCTCTATTTCGTGCCGATAGATCGCCCCCGCTGCGACTCGCCTTGCCTTGCCTTCCCAGATGTGCGCATAGTCATCGGCCAACATGGAGCGCTTGGCCTTCTGGCGCTCTTCCTCCAGCACTTGAGGGAACCATGGGTTGTCGCGCCAGTTGACTTGGCAGACCCACGTGTCAGGACTTGGGGTCGCAATGAATCGCTGGTAAACCTCGTCGGTTTCCATATCTGGATTCAAGGTCATCCAGATTTCAGAGCCATCCTTACGGATCGTTGGAATCAGCGTGTCCAGGCTCTTCTTGCTGATTGCGTGAGCCTCTTCAATCCATACGCGATCAACACCCTCAAAGGATTTGATCGAGTCAACCGTGTGGCTTTGCAGCCCGGCAAACAGAAACAGCGTGCCGTTCACCCCTCGGATTTCGGTGTCCAGCACCTCATAGAAGGCGGTCAGGCCCAGTTTGACGATGTAGTCCTTGAGCAGCCGGTGAACCGAGTCCCGCATGGACTTTTGGATTTCACGTGCACACAGAATGCGCAGCTGCTCGCGCGTGCCCATTTCCAATAGCACCTGGGCGACGGTGTGGCTCTTGCCTCCCCCTCGACCGCCGTGCATGACCTTGTACCGGCGCGGCTCATACAGCGGCGCCAGGATTTCAGGCACCGAGATTTCAAGCTCAAGCGCCTCGGTCATTCTTGGCTCTCTGCAGGCGCAGCTTTGACCAGGCGCACGGTGGAGCGAACCTCAATGGCCCCACCATTGGGGCCGCTGTGCTCCGCTTGGATCTTGTCGCCGTACTTCTTGGGCGCCATCTTGGATGCCAGCCACTTGCGCGCGTCTACACGCAGGCGATTCCGGGCCACCGCCGTCGCATCGAACAAAACTTCGGTGTTCCCTGCGCCGTCGTCATCCTTGCTGCCGTGCTTGTCGGAGCGCACCATCGTGCATTCCTCGTCAGCAATGGATAGGATCTCCTCGGCCATTTTGTCGGCCTGGGCCTCGCGCGCGCGCGCGTACTGCTCCGTGAATTCGGCGTGTCGCCCATCCAGCCAAACCATCATCGTGCTCAGGGCTGGCATCCCTGGCATAGCCGCAATCGCACGCAACGGCAGGCCGGATGCAATGTGGTCGCATATTTGCGACGCCAGTTCGGCGGTGTATTCGGTCTTTGGCTTTCTCTGCTGCTTTCCAGGCGCGACAACGCCAGCACCCTTTACTGCGGTGGCTGGCTTGTTGGCTTTGGTGGGCGCCTTCTTCGGCGCGGTGGGTTTGACCATTCCCCGGAGTGTTCCGAGGACGGGCTTTGCAGGCGAACCCTACTGGGGGTGGCAAAGAAAAGCCGCCTCACTGGACGGCTTTATCTGACCCGGGTTGCTGAATTGAACAAGCTACCTCTTGCTTAGAAAGCAAGCGCTCTACCGTTGAGCTATGCCCGTGTTGGTTGCGGTGGAGGCGCTCGCATCCTCGACTTTCGGGGTATGAACCCGGCGCTCTACTGTCTGAGCTACACCGCGATATTTCAATGGCTCCAGGCGCCCTTCCCCCGGATGGCTTGTGGGACTTTCACCCCATGTGGTGGCCGGTGCGGCATTCCCGGCATTGGTGCTCGGCTCACTCCCCCACCGAGCCGATCCATGGGGGACTACGATACCCGAAGGTTTCGGCCTTATGGCCTCATCAGTCGTAGAAGTTGGATCGGCTTGGGCGCCTACTTGCCGAGCGTGGCGCCGTATGCTCTTGCGCATTCACCATCCCTGAACATGATGCCGCGCTCTGCGGTGGTGTCAAGCCTTTGGCATCTCCGGCGTTATGAACGGCATGATGTGGGTGATGAAGTCGGGGTCGTAGCCTTCCTCTTCTCCACTGAAATACACACGGCCAGCATGTAGCTTGGTAGCTGCTATCACTGGCTCTGGGTAATACTGCTTGCAGGCCAGCCAGTATTTGGTATGCAGCGGCTCCTTCTGCAACCTCTCCAGCCGCTCAGGCGTCAGGGGCTCCCATGCTTGGGCTGGAGTTGCCTTTTTGCTCGCGGCGATGAGGTTTGCCCACTCCATAAGATCCCCGCTTGTGAAGCTCTGGGCGTCTTCGATTCCCATGCGTTCAAGCATGTCGCGGGCGGCTTGTTCTGCGGTTTCGTTCATAGCGGCCCCTCTGGATCATGTGCATACCCCCAATCCTGGGCGGCTTGCTTTGATGGGTGCGGACCGTGCCACTTCGGCTGATGCGACGCGAATCCATCCCAACCTTGGCCGGGAAACTCCACAGCATATACATGGATGCCTTATTGGAGGTCAAAGCAAATCTGAATCGCATACCAGCCGTGAGCTGTTGGCGGGGTTTCTCCGTCGTTCCAATCGTCTTGCGTCATGTCGTCATTCTCCATTCATCGTTCGTCCAGATCCACCCCAGCTATCCAACTCCACACCCGTATGCAAGCGGCTGGTTCGAGTGCCCTGATCAATGCATCGCCTTCCCGAATTCGGCGGCAGCCCGAAGAACTGCAAGCCGTGTTTTGTCGTCAATGTCCGCCCCCATTCCGTCTTCGCAGTGCTCAGTGATCCATCCGTCAACAACCTGGCACCACACCACTACGGTATGCAGCTTTTCATACTCCACGCCAATCCGCAAATGGTTCTGCAACCTTCGTGAGTCTCCATCGTCATTTCGTGGGTTCCAGACGAACGTATGACTGATACGAATCTTGTCTCCGTCATCGACCATGTGCTGCTTTAGATTTCGCACTTGTGTTTTGCCATCCCAGGCGCACACCAAACCGCCCATCCACATCTCTCCTGTGGGCTTGTACCCAATCGCCTTTGCGGCTAGTTCAAGCATCTGGATTTCAGTCATCGCTTCATCTGACATAGCGGCCTTTCAGGTTTGGTGATCTCATTAGATCAGCCATTACGCAGTTGCAGTTGCAGACGCACCAGCTCACGATTTATAGACTGGACTCGCGCGCTGTAATCGTTGTTGGCTCTTTCAAGCGATGCAATTCTCTGCAAGAGTCCTTTAGCCTCACCTCGCACCCTAGCGATTTCGGCATCCTTCTCTCTAATCACCCAATCGGTTCCTGCATTTGCAACTACTCCTTGCGCAGTGTCTTTAACTTCGATGCCCTGCAGGTGAAGAGATAGCCGGATTGAATCAGCCCTCTCAAAGTCGCCAGCTGCTTTAGCGTCGGCGCGTTCCTGAATCTGGCGGTCAACCCACTTGTGATCAATCATTCATCACCTCATGACAGTGTTCGTTCTGTGGATTCCGCCAGCATCTCCGGCTCGGCAAATGCGATCACGGCGCGCATGAAAGCTTCCCACTCTTCCAGAGTAAATGTCCACTCCGTCTGCTGCTCTTGGCCAACCCACAGGCCGCAGCTGTCCAGAACGGGCTGCTCGTGGTCCCACCATGCACCGCGAATGGAGCCACCCCAATTCAGGCGCGGCATGAAGAACGGCATGTTGACCATCAACAGATACCAAATGCGGCCCTTGGGGTTGGCGATGTAGTCAAAGGTCTTGCTGTCTGTGATGGCCGCGCAAACCTCCACGGCCTTCCGGGCGAACAGTTCATCCGCCTCGGATTCGTAGGTGGTGAAGTCGAAGATGTGCTGTGCCAGGTAGCCCAGGCGGCTTTGATCGCGACCCTCGCTTGTCTGGGCTTCCATGGCGAAGCTGTGTTCCAGCAGTTTCAGGTAGTCATCTGGCATAGCGGCCTTTCATGTGTGGTGGGTATGGTAGCGGGCGGGTGTTGAGATGACTCGGCACACCTCACGGCCGTGCCCCGTCGCATCGGTACTGAGGTGTCGATATAGGCATCAAGACCTTGCCAACCATGATGGTGTTAATTGCGTAGTGCGTGAACACCAACCGTCCGCCGTGATCTTCGCACCCGTCACGATTGATTGCCAGCCACAGAACAGCAACCAAGGCGACGGCCACCGCTGCACAAAACACCCATTCAAAGAACTTCACGCCGCCTCCAGCAACGCCAGCTGCGCCGGGTTAGTGGCGATGACCGTGCGCAGCCCGTCCACCTGGCGCTGGAGCTTGCGGACCTGTTCCAGCAGCTGCAGCGTGTGGTGCGTGGCCTCAATCACTGCCGTCTGCGCAGATGCTCCGGCCGCGAACGGCGCCACCTGCAGCCGCCACTCATGCGGGGTGAACTCCATCACCGTGTCGCCCTTCTCCAGCTTCACATGCCCTGTTGGCATTGCGATCAGGATTACCGACTCGCTCGGTTCGTGCCGCAGGCTGGGTTTATAGATCCCCCGGGCCGGTGAAAAAATGTCCCCGCGCTCCTTCAACTCCTTGATGCAGTCGTTCACCGTGACCACCTTCAATCCGGTGTGGCGGACCAGCGCGGACACGTTGATCTCCATCTCTTGATCGTTCAAGGCGTGCACAGCTTCCAGCACCTGCACACGGCTGCTGCGCTTTTCACTGAGGTTCTTGTCGGTCATCATCATTCTCCCGGTAAAATCTGATTGCTCAGGTCAGATGGACCGGGATCGCCACCTACGGGTGGCTTTCCTTTTTCAGGGGCTCACCTCTCCGCCTCTGCCATGTCGCGCACCTCTGGCGCCTTGGACTTGGTCCGCAGTGATGTCTTCTTAATCCAGCGGTCGTACTCCGCACGGCTCACGCATTGCCTTTGCAAATCATGGAACTGGTAGATGTCTCGGAAGGCCTGCAGCCCCGGGCCGCTGGTTGCCATGCGCCGTGTTTTCTCAAAGCGCAGCCCTGCGGCAATCAGTTCACGTTCGGCCCGCTCGCAGGCCTCCAACGCTTCGGGGCCAATCCCTCCGCGCGCCATGGTTTCGCAGATGTTGAGCATTCCGGTGATGTCCGCCCACTCCTGCAGCGTGGCGGACCCCGTCCGGAAAGCCTCCACTGCAGCCAGTTCGCGGGCGCGGAGTTGGTTCAGCAGGGCCTCGGATGTGATGGCCGCGCCCTCTATGGCGTGCTGTATCGGGTTGATGGCGGTGCTCCACACCTTGCGTTTGCAGTGTTTTCTCGTCATTGATGCGCTCCCAGAGCAAAGACGCTGTTCGGTTGTGTCTGCCGGGCGATGGCCACAGTGGTGACGGGCTCGGGCCTGGGCTTCTTTGGCTTGTCCGGTGGGCGGGTCGTCACAAGAAACGCTTGCCAGCCGGGCTTTGTTGCAAAAACTGGTGGGTTCACGGTTCTGTCTGCTGTCACCAGTCCACGGAATGCGCAGCGGCGCAGGTACTGGCGCACGGTGTCGCGCTCTATGCCAGTGGCGGCGACCACCTGATCCCGGCTCATGGGGCCGTTGGAGTCCAGGGCGTTGAGGATTGCCTTGGTGTTTTCTCCAAGGTAATGGCGGGTTGTCATGGTTGTGCTCCTGCGTGTGGGAACGGGTATTTCTCGGGCCAGACGCCCATGGCATGGATCTGGCGCTGCGTGTCGGCCACCCATGCGGCTTCGATCAGGCGGCGGGCTTCCTTGCTGAACAGCGCTCTCATGCCAGAAGCCTTTCGACCGTGACAGCCAAAGCATCCACCTCGTCCATCTTTTTGATGGCCCACATGCGGCGCTGACCATGCAACCCCATCAGCGCCCCCTGGTGGCACGACTTACACAGAGCAACGACTGTGAAGTGCTGGCCCTGCTTGATGTGGTGCGCGTCGCTTGGCCCAGGCTCATCGCACACTGAGCACGGGAGCGCCTTCACAGCACCGATGTGTGCCGCTTCTCTCGCCTTTATCGACTTTGCGTTCTTACTGCGCATCGCCGCCCTCCTTCCATGTCTCTCCACGGCAGATCAACCGCACGTTGTTGTAGGACATGCCAAATTCGCTCGCCAATTTCGGATATGTGGCGCCTTCCAATCGGCGCTTGCGCATTTCCCGGACGCTCTCCCATGTGGCCACATTGGCGCGCGTGTTTTGCGCTTGCTGGGCCGGAGTAGCCCAAATGCAATTCCCTGGCTCGTACCCCTTGTCCACATCCAGGCGCTCAAGCGTCATGCCCTTTGGCCGCTCTCCCATGTCCCGAAGGAACGAATCGAACGAAGTCCGCCAGGAATTGCACATGCCGATGCCTCGCCCGCCGTACTCCGCAAACCGCTTGTTCTGCGGGCTGTAGCAACGCTTTTTTGCATCGCACCAGGATGTGTATGTGGGCGTGCGGGAATAGCCGTGTGTGCGATTAGCCTCCCCCATAACCACCACACGTTGAAGCGCACGGTTCAGATCGGCCGTGCGCTCGCGTGCCAAGCACCCGCAAGACTCAGTGTTGCCGCTCTTCAGGTTGTAGGCAGTGACGGTCTTTTCAGCGCCACAGTCGCAGGCGCAGCGTGCTTTTGCATCCTTTCCGGCCTCATACACCATCGACAGAACAAGCAGGCGGCCATAACGGCGCCCTGAATAGTCAACTCGCTTCATTGCATCCCCCCATGATTTCGCCCGTGTCTTGGTCCACCTCGTTGATCCCCAGCGAAGTGACCGACCAGATCACACCCTTGTCGCTGCCGAAGGCGTGGCAAAGGTCGATGACCGCGATCATTTCCTTGATCGTCATTTGGCTGGTGCTGCGCCCGCGCTGAATGCTGATGAAGCCCGTGCCGTCCATGTTGGGGACCAAGTCCTGTCCGTCGAGGTGTCCGGTGATGAAGTCCTTCCAGCCCTCCTTGGTCAACTTCTTCCCAAACCACGTCACCTGATTGGACAAGTCGGTGAGGCAGGACCACATCACGCGGTTCTGCTTGGCGCTACGGGTTTCGGTGCGGGCTTCCAGCAGCACACGGCGGCCGGAGAACAGCATTGCCTTGATCCAGCGCCATGCGTTTGGCAGGTCTGAGGCGGCCTGTGGGATGTTCGTCAGGCGGATTGAAATGCGGTCATCAGACATTGCTAGCCCCTCTGTACGGCCACGCAACCATTGCAGCGTCCCTTGTGTGCTCATTGCTGGCGCCGGACCAGCCGGTAATTTCCGCGAACCGCGCCGCATCAACCTTCGCGCCCTTGCCCTTGGGGCTGATGCCGTGGGCGGGGATGTCCAGCTTCGCGCAGATAGCCACGATCAGCTTGCACCACGCATCAACCTCGCCAACGTTGCGCGCCATCTTCAAAGCGGCCGGCCGGGATTTGATCGAGGTCCAGGTGTAGGACTCCAGGCGGGAATCCTCAAACACCACTCTGGCCGGGCGTGTGGCCTCGATGCACTCCGCAATGTCAATCGGGGCGACTGTGGCAAGGTTCATCAGCTTGCCGTTGATGTAGCTGGCGATGCCGGTGTGGGTGCCGGGGTCTATGCCTAGGATCAGCATGCGCCCTCCTTTTGGCCCCGGGCAAATTTCCATTTGCCGACAAGGTTCTTTTCAATGAACCCCTTGCGCGCAAGTGCCATGACATGGCTTGTCGCGGCATTGATGGAAGCAAACTCAAACTTCTCCTGAATCGCATGAATGGGAGGAATTTGGTCGTTGTCCAAAAAGAACTCACGCATGAATGCAAGAACCTGCTGCTGACGACTAGTCAACGGTCTCTGTTTTCGTGTCTTCATCACTTCACCCCCATCAAGAGCGCAACGACCCAGCACAGCAACACGACATTGAGAATCAGGTCGAAGCAGGTAGCGCCTCTGCTTCTTGGAGGGAACATCCCAGTTCCCACCATGAGGCCTTTGCCAGCAACATCGACTGCCAAAATGACTACCATCACCCATAAAAAGTAGTTCATGCCACCTCCTTCACAGTGCTGGGCACTGGGAGCCAGGACAGGCTCTCGTCGCGGGCGTCGTCGCCTGGGTCGCGGATGGGTCTGAGAACACAGTCGCGATGCCAGTCGCTTCCATCCCTCGCTGCTGTCGTCAACCACGTGGCATGCCCAAGCCAATCCGGCCCTCTTAGCAGAATGCGAACGAAGGAACCGACTGGCTTTGGACCACGTTGGCTGCTGACGATCACCGCTAAATCTCCAACTTTGCATCGCATCACTTCACCCCTTCCTTCCTTGCGGCTCCACCTGCCACTCGGCACGCTTTGCCATTGATCTGACTACCACCGTCAGTTATTAATCCCTTCACCCAGTGGCCCCCTACCCCACAGCACTTGCTTGGGGAGGAGGGAACCACCGGATGGGCTTCACCCACCTCTCGGCATGCGACCAGTTCCAGAGCGGGTGTTTCGTCACTCTCTGCAACCCTCAGGTGTCGCTTCAATAGGCCCCTGCCGGATTCGTCGGGAACTGCCCCCTTGCCTCTTCGGCTTACCGGTAACGTTTTCTGCCGGGGATCGCTGCCCCTGTGTTTCTTGCTCTGCCAGCCCATTCAGGCCCAATACATTTGCGCGGAGCACACGCTTGACCGGTTAGCCGGTGGGCGCCACGTAGCGGGCCTTGGCCAGCACTTGGCGCTCAATGCGCTTGTGTGCCACAATCCCCCATTCAGCGAGCGCATCGGCCCAATCCGTGCCCTCTATGTCCTCAGGCCATGCAACCCCAGCCCCGATCAATTCGGCAGCGTTGGCGGCCTTCTCACGGCCTGGGTTGGTGCCTCGCTTCAATTCGGTGGCGTGGTCGTTGTCCGCGCAAATCACAACGCTGCCCGTGGGTCGAATGCGATCGACCACATGAATCAGGTTCCCGGCGTCAAAGGCCACGATCACAGTGGCGTGGCGCAGGGATTGATAAACAGCAAGGCCAGTAGCAAGGCCCTCACAGATCGCAGTGACGGCAGCACGTGGACGCTCCAGTACCAAAGCACCGCCTTTGACAGGCGCACCGGGCCAAAAGCGCTTCACCCCGTCCTCGCTGATGGTCTGAATACTGGTCAATGTGTTGCCCCAGTACACAGGCACGACCAGCTGGCCGCGATATACGCGCAGGGTGTTGCAGCCAATGGCAGAAAGCCCCTTGCGTTCCAAGTAGGGATGCAGGCCACGCAGCGGCGCAGAGTCGGCCCATCGGGCACGAGCGCCTTGCATAGCCATCTGGCGCGCGCGGCGCTCCTCAGCGCGGCGGCGGTCCAGCACGACGGGGTCGATCACGGGTGCACGATCAGCACTCCCATCAGCCCAAGCGCTTACGTCCGAATCGGTCGCCCAATTGCGGAAGTAGCCACGTCCATCAGGGTGCAACACATAGGCCCCATTGCGCTTCTTCGGCTTGTCCAGCGTGGCGCAGCGGCGCCATTTGCCATCAGCAATCACAGCGCGGGGAATGAACCCCGCAGCGGCCAGGGTCGTCTCGAAGTTCATGCGGCGGCTCCAATGGCATCGCCTGCCGAAGGTGGCCGACGCTTGGCAAAGCGGATTTGCTGCGATCGAATGCGGTTGCGGACTTCGGTGCTTGGAGCAACAGGATTTGTCTGCTCCCAAGAGGCAAGCGGCCAAGTTCCGGTGATGTCCTTGAAGATGGCAAGTGCCTGTTTGCGCGCTGCTTCGCCTTCCCGGCGCTCAAGCACGTAGCCAGCCACTTGGGGCCACAGGTCGCGAGACAACTCCTTGCGGTAACCGCCTGCAATCAACTCCTTGAGCGTGCCGGGCACGTGCTGGACGGCGATCTTCTTGGGGTATTCGTGGCCGCAGCATGGGCAGGCTGGCAAAGGCTTGTGCAGCGCGCGGCAGTCCGGGCACTTCACGGGCTCGGCTTCTGGTTTTTCCTTTGGCTTCGGTTTGTCACGCTTCTTGCCGTCGTCCAACTCGTTGATACCGGCGTCAAAGAAGGACTCGCACTCCTCGAAGAAGCGCGCGCAGTTGCCGGAATGGTCCAGCACCAAGCAATCCTTCTTGCCGGTTTCTGGGCTGATCCGAAGGCCCCGGCCAAATAGCTGGATGTGCTCGGCAAGGCTCTTGCGCAGTGGCCGCGCCATGATCACGCACGACACATCGGGCACGTCAAAGCCACGCGATGCTGCAGTCACGGTGATCAGGCCGCGAATTGCGCTGTCTGGCTTCTTAAACTCGTTGGTGGTATCGGCGCGATCGTCTTCGCTGTCCTTGTAGGTGTAGGTGGCGACGTTGATACCAGCGGCTAGGAATTGGCGCTGCAGTTCCTCGACGTGCACCGTGTCCACGGCAGAGCAGATGAACTTGCGGTTCTCGCCATGCTTCAGGTACTCGGCCACCACGTCACCGACGACTTCCAGGGCTTTGCCGCTGGCTTGGGTTTCATCCCATTCACCAGTGGTCTTCACTGCTACGCCAGTCATGTCAGGCTCTGCGCAGGAAAAGATGCGGTACGGGGCCAGCCAGCCCGCTTCAATCAGCGTGCGGGTGGTGGTCACGTTGATCACCACATCAAACCACTTGCCCAAGCCCTTTGTGAATGGCGTGGCGGTCAGGCCGATGACGATCGAGGCCTTTTCTTCCAGGCGGTTCTTGTGGGTCGTGTGCAGCACGTGGGCTTCGTCAAACACATCCACGTGCGTTTCGGGCCAGCGGCGACGGCCCAGCGTCTGGATACTGCACAACTGCAGCGGCATAGCGGGCTTGAAGCGGAAGTGACCACCTTGGATCACGCCATGGTCAAGGCCGTATCTGTCGAATGTGTCGCTGGTCTGCTGGATCAAGCTCAGGCGATCGACCACGAACGATGCGCGATTGCCCTTCTCCTTGACCATCTCCATGAGCGCAGAGGCAATGACGGTCTTGCCGCCACCGGTAGGGGCAACGATGAGGATGCGACGGGCACCCTGGCGCACTGCATCGCGTGCCTTGGTGAAGGCCTCAAGCTGGTAATCACGAAGATCGACTTGCATCAAGCGGCCTTTCTGAATTCGCGCGCCATGGCTTCAACAGCGGGGGCGATCTTGTCGGGGTCTTCTTCGCCGACTGCTTTGCCGCAACGAGCAAGCATCCGGGCGGTGCGCTTCTCGCGATCCTGCGAGCGCTTGGCGTTGTCCATGGCATCGGATTGCTGGCGCACTGCGTGGTCGCGCTGCAGCAAGGTCTTGTGCAACTCAGCCTTGGTGTCTTCGGCGGTCAGGGCTTTGACCTGGGCATGCAGCTGCTCGTTTTCCTTCTGCAGTTCTTCGACCAGCTCGCCCAGGCTGGGGCCGTCATAGTCAGCATTCGCCGCGGGCTCGGGCTGCTTTTTTGCTTTGGCCATCTCGCGTTCGCCGGCCTTCTCCAAGCGGGCAGACACGCGGGCGCCTTCTTGCTGGTCACGCGCACGCTTGGCGGCAAGCTCGGCCTCAAACTCGGCTTCAGGGACGGCGGCCAGTTTCTGCGCGCGGCTGGACAAGTCATAGCTGATTCCGGCATCGGCAAGCTTTGGGGCGGGTTTCCCGTCCTCGGCTCTAACGAGGGCGGGGCCTTGCTTCAATTGACCCTTGCTCAGCCCGCCGTCTGCCTTCTGTGATGCGAGCATTTCGCCCAGGCGACGTTCTGCGCGAATGCGGATTTCAGCGGCATCAACCTCAAGGGTCTTGTCCTTTGCCATGCGACCGTAGGCATGCATAGCCGCGGCCTTGTCGGCCCACGTCTTCACTTCATCGACCGACTTGCATTCGGCCAGTGCGCGGCAAGCGGCTTCGTACTTGATAAGGGCGGTTGTCATTTTGATTCCTTGCTGGCCTTGGGGACGGCCCACTCAAAGCGCTCGCAGCGCTGGAACATGGTTTTCACGGGGACAAGATTTCGAGGGGCGCCAGCCACCCAACCTTGTGCGGCGGCGAAGCACCCACCGCCTTGCTGCAGGTTCTTGCACTCGATGCACATGCGGCGGTCGTCCATGTCGCGGTCACGCAGCAGGCACTTTTCCGCCAGCTGCTCAGAGTCGGCTGGCGACAAGCCGCGCCGGTTGAACATGCCCTGGCGAGCCAGAAAGCGATTGATTTCGACCTCAGACCACGGCGCCATGTCAGTACCTCGGCTTGTGTTGGTCGTAGGCATCAACCCACAGCGCCAAACGCACCGAGCGCAGGCGAATGCAAGACTTGATGAATCGAATCAATCTGCTCATACCGATGTCCCCCGCTTGATCGCGTCATTGCGGTCCTGGCTGGCGCGGCCGTCTTCTCGGTTCTGAATCGAGATCGAGCCCAGCACCCGAGGCGGCAGTCCAACCGTTGGCCGCCCATTGCGATCAAGAGCCCGGATAGGGCCGTCCATGGGGGCGCGGCTGGTGTTGGTCTTGCGCGGGGGTACTGCGGGGATGTCGAGGTCAGCGCCGCGTGGGCGGACCGCCATGAAGGCGTTGAGTGGGAGGCTGTTGTTCATGCGGCTGCCCTCATTTCCGACTGAACCTCAATCACTTGCTCTGGCAGCTTTTGCAACCAGTCGGCGGCGAATTCGCAGCTGTTGCCCTTCGCGCCGTACTCGGTCACAAGGTCTTTGCCAGCGCAGAGCCAGATGCGCCCGTACTTGGAGTGCTCACCGCGCAAGCCATGGACCGTTACTTGCTTGCCGATGTTTGGACTGTTGGCACCAAAGATGCCGTCAATGACAACGCAAACGTCGCCTGATTTGATGGGCTCGTTCATGCTGCAACCCTCCCTTGCAGCAATTGACGCATCAGCCGGTTCTCAGCTTCGGCGGCTTGAGCGCGCTGCTCTGCCAGTTCGGCGCGGCGCTCGGCTTCTGTCTTCACCATCACCAAGGTGCACCCGACTTGATAAGCGGACCACTCTGGATAGATCGTGTTGCCAACCAGCTCGCAGAACTGCGAAACAAGATCAGCCTGCAGGGTGGCCTTGCCCTTCTTGATGTTGGAGAAGTACCCGGCGTCAATGCCGAGTGCCAAATAGATTTCCTTGTCTTCCAAGCCAGAGACGCTGCAGGCCAGTGTGAAAGCTGCTGCGGCGGTCTTCTGTGCGCGGACCATTTCAAGAGGAACAGTGCCGCGATGCGGCGCACGAACCAGGGCCAGTTCAGGCTGGTCTACAAGCTGCGTCATGATGTTTGAACCCGTTTGTGTACCCTGTTGGGGCAAATAAAAAGCAAGATGGAGGCATGAAACAAAACGCCTTTTTGATGCACCCGACCCACCAAACCAGCGCCACGGAGGGCAGCCGGATGGCGCATGACCAGGCGGGGGGATGCATCAAAAAGGCCCCTGCCGGAGCAGGAGCAAGCCGTTGCAGCGGCGAGGAGGGAAATGGAGAGGGGCACGGCTTAGATGCCCAGGCGGCCGTGTGCGTCGGCCAGTGCGCCGCGAACGGAATCGACCCGGCTGGCCAAGGTGCTGATCTGTACGGCCAGCTCGGTGGAAGCAAGAGCGCGGGCGGGTCCGGGCCTTTCGCTTGGATCAGCGCATGGGCACAAAACTGGCGAAAGGCGTGCGAGCAAGTTGCAGCTTGCCGCGTCCAATTTCGCGATGGAGTCCTCCAGGTACTCGATCTGGGCCTGCACATCGCTGATCGGCGCTTGAGCTTTAACTACCAATCCATCGGCTATGGACTGAAGGGTTCTGCGGGGTTGCTCAGAGTTCTGCATGAATTACCTCATGGGGTGGTTGGTGAAGAAAAACCAGCCGACGCACGAAGCGCCGACTGGAAAGGCCGCTGCGAAGCGACTGAGGAGGGAATGGGTGCGGGCCATGGGTTAGGCGCCTTTTGCGAGACAGACGCTGCCGATGGGGAGCGCGATGAACGCAGCGATCAGGAGAAGCTCGCCCGGCAAACCGCCTACAGTTGCGCCAGCAACCATCAGGAGGTAAGCAATGAAGGTCATGGCGTTGCCAATGTGGCGAAGGCGACGGTTTGCGCTGGCGGCGGCAAAACGCTTCTGGAGCCTTGGCGCAGTGCCGGTGCTGCTGTTTTGGTTTTCAGCCACGGCAACCACCACTTTCGAGGCATGGCGCTACTTTTTCTTGGGCGCGGTCACCACAGCGCACTTCGGCATCTATTTCTTCTACGAAACCATGAGCTTGGTGCGCGCTCACCACTGGGCACTGCTGGAGGCCAGGGAGAAAGCAGCCATTCGGCGCTACATGAAGGGACGCTGATCTCACGCGGCCTCCTGCTGCTTTGCCTTGCGGGCGGGCTTGTCCAGCTCGGGCCAGATGGATTGCCAGTCGTCTGGGCGCAAATCACGGCGAGTGACGGCGCCCTTGGTTTCACGCTCGATAGCGACGCAGTGAGCCGCAGGAACCCGGCGGTCTTCGTCTTTCCATTGGCTGACGGCGCCCTTGCTTACGCCAAGCACTGCCGCCAGCGCGGTCTGTGAGCCGATGATGTCGGCGGCCTTGTCAATCGGGTGCATTGGTGATCCTGTTCAGAAATTCGATACAAGTATAGAACTTCTGCACCCAACAGGTCAAGCACTTCAACACCCCATCTGTTTAGATATTCTTTACATTTCCACTATGAGCACGAATGAATGGGTCAAAAAGGCCCGAGCACACGCCCGCATGACGCAAGACGGGCTCGCTGAAAAGCTGGAAATGTCAAAGGGCAATGTGTCTGGCTGGGAAAATGGCAGGCACAAGCCCAGTTTTGAACAGATGAAGCGGATTTCCGCCCTTACTGGGTTCCCGCTGCCGCTTGATGGCGTTTCCAACACCGAAGCGGGGCCGGACCTGCGCGGCAAAGTGCCATTGATTTCCTGGGTGCAGGCTGGTGAGTGGTGCAATGCAGCCGACCCCCACCTCCCAGGCCAGGCCGACAGGTGGATGGATTGCCCCGTCAACCACAGCAACAGCACCTTCGCCCTCAGAGTGCGCGGCGACTCCATGACGGCGCCCAGCGGAAACAGCCGGACCTACCCAGAGGGTTGTTACATCTTTGTGGACCCCGAGCGCAAAAACCCGGTGAACGGTGATCGCGTGGTGGCCTGTCTGGATGGCACGGACGAAGTGACATTCAAGGTCTACAAGAATGAAGACGGCCGCCAGTGGCTGCAGCCACTTAACCCGTCACATGAGCCAATCCGCGAGAAATTCCACATCCTGGGCACCGTGCTGGGCAAGTGGGAAGACGGTTAAGCCGAAAGGACCCCCATGAACTACGCCACCGAAATCGAAGCCCTGCGCATGGTCTTGGAGACTGTGATGGATGGGCACCCAGACCCTGATCTGGCCGTTGCCCAGGTGGATGCACTGATTGCAGAGATGCGCCAAAACGCCGCTGGGAGCCTTCAACTCCAGGCGGCCGACCCGCTGCGCGTCGCAGTGGAGAACATCAGAGCGGCGCTGGTTTGAAGCTAGCGGATGTGAGGGAATGCCGGAAGGACCGGCGGAAAGGCAACCAATGACTATTTCAGAATCTCGTCCCAATCAGACCACATTGGCAGTCGCAAGCCTAGCAGCCTGCATTGCTCACTCACTAAGTGAATCAGCGCAATTTTCTCTGCCAAAGTTCGAGGCCGCACTTCGTGAACTTCACGATCACCTTGGGGAGGTGTCAACGGTTGACAACTCTGGCGTGACTGAGACGCTTCGCTGGACAAACGAGCTTCTGCAGCACTTGAAGCGATAGTTGCAGTAGGTTCGATGTTTAGCGGAACTCCCGTGGCACGGCGGATCTTGACCTCAGCTTCCTGCAAAGCTTGATACAAAGAATTGATTCTGCTCTGAGGAAGCGCCGCATGGGCGCAAGCCAGTGGGAAAGCGAAGTTGCAGACCAGCGTCCCGGGCGGAAATCCTTCTGCCCTTCCATCCACATAGAGCCGCCACACATGCCCGTCAGGCCCACGCAACTCGAATAGCAATTCGTCGCCGTCCATAACCCACCTTTCCAACCGCCCATGAGGCGGTTTTTTGTTGCCCGCCCGGATTGGGCGTCAGGAAATTCTACGCCTGAGTGTAGAAATTCGACACAAACAGTTCAGAAACGCTTGACACCATGTATAGAGTCTCTATACTTCAACCCATCGACGCAAACAAAGCGGCGACAGGGTGCCAAGTGATCGAGCTGAGCACCGACACGCAGACCAACGCAGGTGCCGGGTGAACCGGTGTGTAGGGGATGTGAGTCCGGGGATCGTAGGCGTGGGCCTAGACGATGGAATCAACTCAGTAGGCCCCCTTAGCTTCAAACGCTTCGATGCACATAGACGCTTTCAACGTCGCGCGCTGGGTGCCGTATCCAGCGAAATCAAAAAGATCGGGCGCTGTTCTGGGCGCGCCAAGTGCAGATGAGGTAGGCCCCGCCAAGAGCAGGAAGGGGCCAACACCAAAGCGTCTTGAAGGTCAGGGCGCTTCGATGTTCAACAGGAGAGACAGCATGCACACCTATCTGACCAAGACCGTTGGCGACATGACCATCGTTTACTACAAGCACCCACGGCTGGGTGATTGCCACGTTGCGTACTACACGGAGTAACCCCACCGGCCTGCCAACGTGGGCCAAACCCAAAGCCGCTTCACAGAGGCTGCTTTGGATTTTCAACAGGAGATAGACATGCACGCAATCATCATCAGCGGTGTCGAGTTCAAGCGCGTTATGCCAGAGCGCTGTGTGCGCCTTACTCAGTGGGGCAAAGGGCAGCCCATTACCTGCCGCTGCACACCTTGTGCTGCGCGCAACCAAACGCCAGAGCAAGCCAAGGTTTCAGTGGATGCTGCCCATGGCCATTGACCACAGCAAGCTCAAGGCCTGGGCTTTGTGTTGGCCTGAGGACCCGAGGCCATTGCTGTTCGACAACGAGCAGACCGCCGAAGAAAACCGGCAGTGGTTCGCAAAGAACTACAAGACCACTCCGCAGGGAACTCCACGCGGTGAGCCGTTTGTGCTGCAGCTGAGCGTGACGGCCAGCCTTCCAAAGTAACCACCCCCACCAGCGCCTCAGAGGCGCTTTGTTTTCAACTAGGAGATAGAGATGGAAATGATGAATCGCGCTATCGAAGATGCGGCAGATTTCGGGGGATTCATGAAGAAGCTCCAGCAAGCACATGAGCGCGCCAGGGAGGAAGTTCAGCAACTCCACGAACGTGAATCGACACCGCACGAGAGGGAATATTCGGACGACGACCGGCAACCCGGCGAGAACCGTGAAATGCATCGGGCTCGGCTAAAGCGTGAGCGGCGCAACGCAAAGAAAGTTGGTGCGTGATGGGTAGCGGAAAACGCTTCGAAGTCTGGCGATCCGAAGCCTTTGGTCTTGGGCTGAATGTTTCCCGATTCCCGTTCGCGCTGACCATCAGCGTGCACTTGCTGGCGTGGGGAGCTTCCATTGGCTTTGGGAAGGGGTATGACCAATGACGGCCAGCGCGCTTTTGAGCGTGAGGCTGCAAGACATCGCGCAGTCACTGTCTGATGTTCTCAGCGATGTAGCGGGCGAGCCGGTGCCATTCGTGCTAATTCTGCAGGCTGACAAAATTGCTCAATACGTCAGCAACTGCGACCGCAAGGATGGACGCGAATTGGTCGAAAGCCTGCTAGAGCGGTGGGGTGCTGGACGCGCCGACATACCCGCGCACTACAACCCAGACCTTTGCAAGTAACCCCCCACCCCACAGGCTATCCAGGGGTGATTGCTTTGATGGGCGGACGCGGCGAAACCTTCGGGTAACGGGGCCGCAAACATGCCAAAACATGCGATGGATAACGACATCGGGCAGATAGTTCTGTGACGGCCCTGGCAGGACTTCGGTCCGGGTCGGTTCATATCTGAGGCACGTGAACACAGTGTCATAGCAGGGACTGGCCGTCCTGCCCGCCCTTCAAAGCAATCACCAATCAACGAACAGGAGAGAGAGCATGAAATACCAAAACCTCACTGAACTTGCCGCAGCGTTTCGTAGTGGCGATTTGAACCGCGATCACTACACGCTCGTTCTTGATAACGATGACTCTTGGCTTGACTACATCGGACCGCTGCCAGATGGAGTTGCGAGAGATAGCGAGGCGGCTGATGTTTGGCTTGATGCAAAGCACGACGAATGCCGCGCTTGGTTTCGCGGGAATGGATACCAGGATCTGAGTGATGCCTGCGATGCAGCAGGTATCCCGAATGAATGGTGCTAACCAGCTCCACCAATCAACGAACAGGAGAGAGAGCATGACAACCGAAACGCTGGCAGACGCACTGCCTAAAGAATGCGCACGTGTTCGCGAGGTGCTTGGCTACTACAAAGCAGTAAGCCCGGCAGGCTTTTTTGGCGCGGCGATGATCGAAGCGGAGTTGCGCGCTGCAGATAAGGCGATGGCATCCGGCGATGTTGTCGCAATGCTTCGCTCGATGAAAGTGCTGCAGGGAATCGAAGGCTAACAAACTCCACAGGCTGCGGTATCGCGGCTGGTGCGGATGGAAGCTCCGACAACCTCCTGGGTGAAAGGCCCCAGGGCCACTCATCAAGCGTTGCGTGCAGTGTTTGATGAGTGGGGCGGAAAGCGGGATGACTGCAGCGACTTGTAAACGCGGAGCATGACCCGGTCGGAGCACACCGACTTGAAAAAGCAACAACCGGCCATCCAAAGCCGTGAAGCCTGTTAGTGGCGAATGCCCTTGGCAATTTGGCGCGGTCCCTCGGGACGCTGGAGACGTAACCAGCACCATACACCCACCCTAGCCGCCCTCTGAGGCGGCTTTTTCATGGAGAAACGCATGCCAGCAGACAAAGCAATTGTCCTCTACGAATCCGATGAGGCAGCCAGCCTACAAACCGTCACTGGCTGGGTATCGCGCACGGGGCACTTCTGGGGCCAGGATGAGCATATGGCTCGTTACGACGGGTCTACTCACAAAGTCTGTAGCGAGAACCCGGCGCATGGCGTTGTCGAGACGCGCGGATGGTGCCGGATGTGCCGCGATGAGCGCATGAATGCGAGGTTCGCAGCGATGCCGCGCCGCGCATACGACGGCACGCCAGTGGCTGTGTTTGATGGGGAGACCTACTTCTTCGACGCCCAAGAAATAGCGGATTGGCTGGTTGATAACGACATCAAACCAGAAGACGCACGCTTGGTGTTCTGCAAGCCACAAACGGCCAGCGAAATTGATCCGAACGAGCACTACCACGACGACCTTCCAGAAGATGGCGAGGTAAGCGACCGGCTCATGGCTGCGTTCGATGCACTCAATGCAGTGATACGAGAAGAACCGCCATTGAGTTGGTGGCCCGGAGAGGAAGCCGTCATCCTCCCGCCTGATTTCCTTGAGCCCGCTTAGTCGGGCTTTTTCATGGAGGCAGCAATGTCGCAAACATCAATACCTGCAGAGTATCGGGCGCCGCGCTGCCCAAAGGGGGAGCATGAGCTAACCCTGTACCCAGAATGGGCCAACGACGAACCAGTGGTGTGCCATTTTGAGTACATCCCTGGCGAGGCTCAAACCATTGACTACCCGGGTTGCCCGGAAGAAGTGAACCTCACCAGCTCATATGTGCGGGGCTGGGACTGCTACCGGCTTCTCAGTCAGAAGCAGATCGCGGAGTTGGAAGAACAATTCGCAACCTGCCAACCAGAGCCGGAGTTTGAGCCATGACCAGGCTACTCAAAGACCTCCCAGCAGCACGGAAGGCAAGCGCTGAGGCGCAGGCTAAGGTGAAGGCGGAGAACCTGAAAGCAGAGCTTCTCAGCACGCTCATAACGATTGACCAGCGGTTCACGCTGTGCGCCGAAGCCGGGGCATCTGCTGCTGAGGCTTATGACTCGTTCTATCAAGGCTTCGTCCGCGCAGCAATCGCCAAAGCACAAGGAGAGCCACATGAGTGATTCAAACTGGACCCTGCGCTTTCCCCGCACCACGCGATGCGACGGACACGCAATCTACTACTACAAGACCCCGGCCCATCGCCGGTTTTTTTACGCCTTTGTGCGTCGTGGATGGCTGCTAGTGCCTGTGGTGCTGGCTGTCATTGTCCTGGCCGGATGCGTTGACATGGCATCAGAAGAAAACACAGCCGCAAGCCTTCGGGATGCTGTGGCGCAAGCAAGGAGCGGGCAATGAATGATTCATGCTTTTGCGACTACGACCCAGCGGACTTTTACTGCGCTACGAAGCCCGTGGCGCGGAAGGAGCACCGCTGCTATGAATGCGGGCACGCCATCAGCCCGGGCGAGACCTACGAGCGTGTCAGCGCAAAGTGGGAGGGCATCGTAGATGTATTCAAGACTTGCAGTCGCTGCACAGCGTTGCGGGAGCATCTAAAAGCCCACGCTCCATGCTTCTGCTGGGCGCACGGGAACCTGCTCGGTGACGCTATTGATACATGGAGCGACATTGCTCCAGGCGCAGAAGGAAGCGGCCTTGCTTTTGAATTGGGTCGCATGGCAGTCGCCATCAAGCGCTCTCCTATGCCGGGAGCACGGCAATGATCCCACTCTCTCAAATGACCGAACACGAGCAGTTCTTGTTCTCGAAAGAAGCCCTGGAAGACGCTGGCGAGGCGCTGCGCCGCAAGGGCTTTGAAGAAGAAGGCGCTCGCTACATCGGCTACGTCCGCGAGATGCGCGGTGAACAACAGACCAAGGAGCCATCCCCATGACAGAAGACGAACTCAACATCACCGAAGGCCAGCGCGACTCAATCGAAATCGCCCTGGCCTTTGTCGTTGCGCTGATGCTGGCGGTGGTGGTTGCATCGCCGTGGATTGCATGAAGCACCTCGCATTCTTTGCCGCGTGGCTCCTTGCCTGCGCTCTAGCTCTCGCACTTGCTTTTGTGCGGGGGTATTCAACACCGATTTATTGAGAGGTGCGCCATGCATCCAGTTTTGCAAGAGTCGTGCGATGAGGCTATGGCCTGCGCACAAATTGAATTCGACCAATCACACCAAGCATTCCAAGGAACACACCATGTCAATCGCAACCCTCATCCTGGGCCAGTCCGGCACGGGAAAGACGACCAGCCTTCGCAATCTGGACCCGGCGCACACGCTTCTGATTCAGGCGGTCAAAAAGCCGCTTCCATTCCGCTCTGAGGGGTGGGGCTGGTTCCACAAAGAAAACAAGCCCCACGGCAATGTCTTTGTATCCGACAACGCTGACCAGATCATCAAGATGATGAAGGGCACACGCCGGGATGTGATCGTGCTGGATGACTTCCAGTACATCCTGGCAAACGAGTTCATGCGTCGCGTGTTGGACAAAGAAACCGGCAATGCCGCGTTTGCCAAATACAACGAGATTGCGCACAACGCATGGTCGATTTTGATGGCCGCAAGCCAGCTGCCAGACCACAAGCGCGTCTACATCCTAGGGCACACCCAAGAGGATGAGAACGGACGGGTGAAGGCCAAGACCATCGGCAAGTTGCTGGATGAAAAGATCACGCTGGAGGGCCTGCTGACCATTGTCCTGCGCACCACCGTGATCAACGGTCAGTACCTTTTCACCACCAAGAACAACGGCCTCGACACCGTAAAAAGTCCCATGGGCTTGTTCGAGGCAGACCAGATCGACAACGACCTAGCCGCTGTCGATGCGGCCATTTTTTCCTACTACGGCCTTCAAGAAACCGTCTAACACCAAGGACACATCATGTACCAATTCAATGCAGCAACTGCGGCAGAAGCCGACAACATCAGCGCTTACCTCGACGAAACCGGAAAGTACAAAGGCAAGTTCACGCGGGCCGAAAAGCTGGTAAGCACCAACAAGGGAACGCACGGCATCGGTTTCACATTTGAAGATGAGTCCAAGCGCACGTGCCGCTTTGACCTCTGGACGATGGACCGCGACAACAAGCCGCTGATGGGCTTCAAATCAGTGCAGGCAATCCTGGCTGTGCTGCGCTTCCCGGCAGGACGAGAACTCAAGGTTCTTCAAGCCCAGGTAGACCGCTACGACTACGACACGCGGCAAACCAACAAGGTGACAGCCGAAACCTTCCCCGACCTGATCAATCGTCCGATTGGGCTGGTGATGCGCAACACCGAGTACGCCAAGATGCGCGATGGTCAATTGACCGGGGAAACCGGCTGGCGCCTTGAGCTGGTGGTGCCATTTCAAGCCGACACCGAATTGACCGCAAGCGAAGTTGTTGGCAACAAGACGCAGCCGCAAAAGCTTTCGTCAATCCTGGCGACCATAGCAGATCGCCCATTGAAGACCCGCCCCGCCGGTGCATCACATCGCACCGATCATGGCGGTCCTCCCCCAGGCCATCCGGCAGCGGGTGGGTTTGACGACTTCGGCGACGCGCCCTACTGACCATGCCGCAGCGCGATTACCGTGCCTACGCCCAATCGCCCAAGGGCAAGGCAGCAAGAGCCAGGGCGCATGCACGGTACATCGAAAAACGCCGTGAACTGAATCAACAACCGAAGGCCAGCACTGCACAAGTCGCTGGCCTTCTTACTTCTTGGGGAAAAAATGAACCTCTTCATTGATATTGAAACCATCCCAGCGCAACGCCCTGATGTGATGGAGGAAATCAAAGCCAACATCAAGCCGCCAGCCACGTTCAAGAAGCCCGAAAGCATCGCGGAATGGATGCGCACAGAAGGCCCCGGCGCCGTCGAAGAGGCATACCGCAAAACCGGATTAGATGGAGCCTACGGGCAAATTTGCGTGGTGGGCTTGGCTGTGAATGACTTTGACCCCGTTGCCATTTGCGAGCTGGACTGGGAAGACCCAGGCGCAGAGCGACGTATTTTGGAGACACTGGGTTGCCAGCTAACCGACTTGATTGCGCCAAACGGTACGTTCACAACATGCGTGATCGGCCACAACGTCAGCGCCTTTGACCTGCGATTCCTGCTTCAGCGAAGCATCGTGAACGGCATCCGCCCGCACGCGACGCTGGCGCGAGCCGCCCAGGCAAAGCCATGGGAAGGTGACAAGGTCTTTGACACCATGGTGCAGTGGACTGGCTCCGCCAGTGTGCGCATCAGCCTCGACAAGCTATGCAAGGCTCTTTCCATCCCCACCCCGAAAGACGGAATTACGGGCGCCATGGTGTGGGACGCGGTACGGGATGGGCGGATTGACGAGGTCGCAGCGTACTGCCTGAAAGATGTGACCGCCACACGCGAGGCTTACAAACGTATGACGTTTCAAATGGCGCAAGCCGCGTAACCACTCCCCCACCCCACCCAAAGGCCCGCAGTAGCGGGTCTTCTCATTTCAGGACCAGATATGACGAAGCCAACCACATACCAACCCATTGACCCATCCGAACTGAGCATTTCCAACGACCCCTACACCGGGCGCGAGCGCACGAACGAAGGCAAGTACGCAGAAATCTTCTGCAAGGTCAAGCAAGGCCAGCGCATCGTCTGCCCACCAGGACGCGCAGGCGCCATTGCCCACGCTTACGAAAAGTGGCTGGTGAAGAACCTGGGCGCAAAGCAGCCGGTTATCCGCACCAAGCGCGCTTGCGATGACGGCAAGGGCGGCGTGTGGTGGCTTGGCGAGAAAGAAGCGAAGAAGCCTGAGACGGTCTGGGCTGGTTTGAAGAAGGCCGCATAACCGCACCCCTGGTGCACCACCACATGGAGGCCGTATGGCTGACAAAGAGCCCACCCTGAAAGAGTGGAAGCGCCGAGCGCTCAAAGCCGAAGCGCAGATCGAGTTCATCCAGAACGTGCGGTCTCTGGAGGCTCAGCAAGAACTGACGTCTGCGCGGGAGCGGGCTGCGCAAAAAGTCGCGCTTGATGAAATTCGCGAAGTCCTTCAATGGGCACAGGAGCAAAAGACATGACCGACACGAATACAGCAGAGCGCGAGGCTGTTGCGCGAGCAATTTGGGCTCTGATGCGCGAGCACGAAGATCGCTGCGATGAGGAATTGGAAGACTTGAGCCGATGCCACCCAGTCTGGGAATACGCAGATGCCGCCCGCGCATCTCTCGCAGCAAGTGCGGGGAGCCCCGAAATCAACGGCCAGCTCTACACAGCCTTGAACAACCTGTTCACCCATCTTGGCATGGAAGGCTGCATCACTGCAGACCATGCGTTCGTTTGGGATGCGATGACCGCGCTCAAACGCATCGACGGCGGCGTGCACCTGGACAATTTGGCTGTGCCTGTTGACCCTGACGCGCACCGCGACGACATGCTCGCAGCAGTTCAGTTGCTTGAGGGCGGCGAGTGGGCGGAACACTTCGCCAAGACGCCCATCGGCATGCGCCTGGAAGACCAGATCACCAAATTGCACAACGAGGTCGCAGCAAATGCGGGGAGTGAGCCGGTGGCGGATGGGGGTAGCTTTTTGCTGCTGCCAACACGCCCGGCGCCTGATGCTCCCGCAAATACAGCAGGGCTGGACTGGGATGCTTACAGCGGCGCGCAGATGCTGGCCTACGGGCGTTCATGTTCTGACGCTGCCTTGGCCGCCGTCCAGACACCGCCATCGCTTGGGGCGGAGGGCTGTGACCCGTGGGGCGCTTGTGTTGGCGGGCGCGTATGGGTTGGCAGATTGCCCGCGCATGTCCCGAAGATGGGTTTGCCGATCCAATGGCTCTACACCCACTACTCTCCCCCAGAGGGAATGGCAGGGTGGAAGCTGGTTCCGATTGAGCCAACGCTTGATATGGGCTGGGCATACCTCGACGCCGCTAGGGAATCGGAGCCGCTGAGAACGCACTCGTTCAATCACGCTGGCTACCGCGCCATGATCGCCGCCACCCCACCCATTCCCGCATCTGAGGCAAAGGAGCTGTGATGGCTGACCTGACCAAACGCGAGCGCGCACAGATTGGAGAAATCCTTGAACGCCGCGCCAACGAAATCGCCGGTTTCAGCGATGAATACCGCCGCGATCCAAAGCATTACGGCAGCGTGGAGTTCGCGCTGACCCGCGAAATCGACAGGCTGCGCCGTCTTGCGGAGCGCGTCAACCCAGAGCCAGAAGAAGAGGACGAACCATCATGACCCCCACCCAAGGCGAACACGCCCAGACAGAAGCGCTGCGACTGGCCGAAATTCTAGAGGGCGACTATTGCCCAGACTGGTTTTATGAACAAGGAGTTGATGAGGTATCGGCAGAACTCCGCCGCCTGCACGCCCAGGTAGCCGCACTCACAGCAGCCCCCGCGCAGCCAGCAGCACCACAGGGCGTGGCCTATGCGGAGCTGGCTGAGTGCGGCGCGATTGGCGAGCAGGCAGGCGCCTGGATGACCGTCGTGCATGCGCTGGATGTTGCATGCCCTGGCTGGCCCCGCCTGGGGCAGACGGGAGAAGATGCTGCGGTTGCCGCAATAGAAAAGCTCGCATCCAATGTGCAAGCACCAGCCGGGGCGGCGCCCGGACGGGCGATGAATGAGTCCGCAGAACGGAAAGCGGCCCACGAAGGCTACGAAAAGCGCATCACGCGCATATCCGAACGCAACCCCCACGACGAAGGCATGTACACGCTTGGTTGGTGGGACTGTGCGTGGAATGCGGCCCAGCCCACCCAGGCGCAGGCCGGTTTTAAATCTGGCGCAAAGTCTTTCCAGACGTATGCCGAGGCCAATGCGTATTCCAAGGGCTACTACGCCGGAAAGAAGGCTGCAACCAAGGCGCAGGCCGGGGCAGCGCCCATGTCTCAGCCCAACCGTCTGACTGCGTACAGCGCGGCGGAAAAGTTGCGGGAGCTTGGCTACTACTGGGACGAGAAAGCCGAGTCATGGGTGCGCGGCATCAAAGGAGGCCAGCATGGCGCTGAGTGAACTCGACATGATGAACCTTTGGGCAAAGCAACTGAGTGGTTACAAGTCCCAATGGGAGAGGTTGTTTGGATTTGGCTACGCCATCGAGGCCGAAGTCCGCAAGGATGACGAAGCGCTTATCAGGCAGATGCTGGAGGCGCTAACCGCCCCAGTGGATGGGGAAGCGCTGCACGCACTGCACATGTCTGCCATTGCAGCCGCCCGCGCCCGCCTGTTCGACTCTGGCCTATCCACCCTCACCGAGCGCGGCGCAAAGGCATGGGCCGGTGTTGATCCGCAGAAGCTGCGCGAAGGGAAGGCACCATGACCCAACACACTGATTTGATTGAGCGGCTGCGCGCATCGTCTGAAGACGGGCTAACCCCTGACGACGCTTATGCAGCCGCCAACGCCCTGGAAGCGCAGGCGCGGGAGCTTGAGCGGCTGTGCAAGGATGCCGCCCTTGTGGCTGCGCGAGAGCGGGAGCGGATTGCCGCGTGGATTGAGCCGCAGCGCAACGACATCCCGGCTTGCGGATTCGAGTTTGCCGCCGCTATCCGCGCCCTCAATACCGAAGGAGAAGGAAATGAGCCATCAACGCAAGCATGACCGCGACGACAAGCGCGACCGCTGGGAGGCTCAGCGGTGGCAGGAACAGCGGGATGAAGCCGACAAGCCACCACCGGAGCCCGAGGAACCGGAACCGATTCACACTTTTCACTAGCCGCCACTGAGCGGCTTTTTTTATGGGGAACCGAAATGACGCCTGAACAAAAACTCATGCACATGGTGCTTATCAATCACGCGAGCTTTGACGATGTTTACACCGTCCCTGAAGACTTGAGCGCCGAGAACATCGAACGCTATTACAACGAAGCAGATGATGCTGACGGGGGCTACGCATTGCAGGACGCCAGGAGCGAAATACGCTGCAGCGGCATTGAAACCAACATCCGGCCACCCTCATCCAGCCACTACGAAGCCAAGTCTGTTGCAGCCCAGTACATCGATGGTTCATGGGTCGGCTGGACCTACTGGTATGGCGGCGGCAAGCACGGCGAACCAGAAGCTATTGATTGGATGGACGAGGCATATGACCTGAACTGCGAAGAAAAGCAAGTGACAGTCACACAGCGCACCTTCACACGGCCACCCACCACCGCCTAACAGGCAAACACACCACACCAGGGCTCCGAGAGGGGCCTATTTTTTTTGGGGAAACTAGATGAGCGCCATCTACATCGAGGTCAGCGCAGAGGTGCGCTATTGGGAAGATGCAACCGTGAACGGACTGGATGACACGGACGGTGAATTGATCCCCATGAAACTGGGCAAAAACTGGGTTCCAGTCATCAGGCTGGAGGACGGCCAGATCATGAGCTGGCCCAAAGGCACCACTGCAGACGTTCACTACAAGGTGTGCGACCAGGGCGAATACTGGTTGCGCGACGAAGAAAAGCGCATCGCCAAGTGGCGCGGCTGCTACGTGCCAAACGATTTCCTTTGCCATGGATCCCAAGGGTATGGCGATTACATCATCTTCAAGGTCGATGAATCTGGGCTCATTCAAGGATGGAAGGTGCCGGAGGTTGACCCCGACGAATGGGAGTAACCATGGATTTCTACATCTGCAAGAAGGCCCTGGACAAGACCATCGAGTTTCACGGCTCCATCGGTTGCGACGACATTGCGAGATTGCGGCTTGATGCGCTGGACAGGGCTCTGCTAAACGATGGCGCAGAAAACGCAGCGGATTCCCTGCTCATCTTGGAGATGCTTTTCCGCCGCCACGCAGAGCAGACGGGCGAGCAGATCGTCAAAGGAGCGGTATTGCCATGAAAGCCGGAATCGCCCGCATCTACTACGGCGGCCAGCCGGAACGGGGCGTGTCCGAATTTTTGTGTAAACGGTTCGGACTTCAGTTGACGGAGATGCGGTCTCCGAACTGAATGGTAAATCGGGTCAGCGCTGCCTTCCAATCCCGAATCGGCATGGTCCACTTCTGACT